TGTAATACATATTATCCATATCTGCTATTAATTCACCAGGGTTACCGTATGCTAAGAAATTTCTTAAATAAGGATAGATCATAGCGTCTCTAGCAGCTTCATTGCGCATCTTTTCTTTAGTCTGAGACCATTGACCCAATTGACCAGCAGCAGTAGCACCAAAGTTTCTTGCAGCAGCTCTATTACGAGCATTTAAGTCATTAGTAAGTACAGTATTCTGTATATATTGTTGACCTAAATTGTTCATCATATTTGCGTATTCACCTAAGTATTGATTATTTGCATTATCCCTATTGGCATATACTGAAGCATTCTGAGCATATTCCCCAGTAGCTAATTGATTTCCATATGCTAAATTCATACCAGTATTAGGATTAAGTCTAGCCATGTTATTACGAGCAATCGCTCTAGATCTTCTGTTAGCCGCAAGAGTAGGCTCTATGTTAAGTCTACGACTAGCCATAGCTCTATTAATAGCTCCAGAGTAAGGATTAAGGACTTGATCTTCTGTTTCAGGTCTACGTCTACTTTGAATCCAATTATACAGTATAGGAGATAAACCAGACAGACTGCTAAAGTTAGATGAAGACTTACTAGGTGTTTTAATCTCATCTGGTGTTAATGTGGGATTGAAATCTTCAATATTTAACAATGGAGCATAAATAGGATCAGATGCTAAAGATGGATTGAAATCTTCAATATCCAGTAAAGGAGCTTGATTAAGAGAGTTAGTGGCTTTAACAGACTTACTTGCTGGGGTATGTTTCCTAACAGATTTAACCTTTGTTATAGGTGCTGCATCAGGAAATGGTACTTCAGGCAAATCGTATATAGGTTCATTTACACCTACAGGAATTGTTTCACCAGTAATAGCATCAACACTATTATCTACTGGATCATTATTATATACATAAGTTCTACCAGGTGCTGGACCAGATTTAGGTACAAGGTTTTCTGTCCAATTAATCCCATTCAAGTAATTCATTACTGGAGCATCCCAATTAGAATTCTTAGTTGCACCTAAACCAGCTTTATTACCTGTGTTATTAAAAGCATTTGTAAGAGCACTATTAATTGCGGTACCTTGTACTGGAGAGGTTAAAAAATTAGCAATAGATTTGCCTAATCGTCTAGTCCAATCACCTTTACCATCTGCATATGCAGGTATTCCTTTTACTTTAGGCTTAATACCTTTCTTAGCTTTAACTGCTTCTTGCTCTGTAAGCAATTGTTCATACATTGCATTTGCATTTCTTTTATTTAACATATCGGTATTCTTAGCAAATATGTCATTACCTTTACTCTTTTTCGTCATTTTAGTAAGTTTTTCACCTTCTTGTGCAAATGTTCTATTTGTACCAGGTCTCTTAATTCTATCAGATAAAACAGATTCAAGATTAGAAGCATCTATTAAATGATTATCTGTACCTGGTTTACTATTAGGTACTTGTTCAATATTACCAAAATCATCTCTTATTACTTCATTATTATCTACATAAGCTAAATCTGGTAATATACCACCATTTTCAAAAGTATAAGCTAAAGAATTATCATCCCAATATTTTTGTTCAAGTGTGGCTGCGTTACCTTTTCCCATTGCTATTTCTTTAGCATTTGCTTTAATACGCTTTTGTTTATTAATTGCATTCTTTCTAAAGATACTTGATACAAGGTTGCCAACACCACCTACAACTCCACCTACAGCTGTACCAATACCAGGAAGAATAGCAGAGCCTACAGAAGCACCTTTGGCAGCACCCCCTAGAGTACTGCCAGCAATATCTGCACCAGATCCTTCTTCTGTAAAGCCTTGTAAACCAGCTCCCAATATAGAAGCAACCTCTAAACCTTGATCTATACCAAAAGCGTAAGCTGGAACTTTCTTTTTATTTATTTTCTTTTTCATATTATATCAATGAATATCTGTATGCTGTACTAATATAAGGAACTTTAAACGTATTACCACCATTACAATCATACTTATAATGACAGATTAAATATTTCCCTTTCATTCTATCTCTATAGGATTTGTTTACTAATTCTTCCGCTTCATTTAATTCTCTACTACTGCGAGGGATACAGAATTTATAAGTATCTTCTCTATAATCTATATCATCTTGAGTAAGAGTAAAACTAGTTTGTCTTTTAGTTTCAAAGTAGATGTTATCAAAGTTAGTATCGTAAGTAAAGTCACCACCATATTCAACATTATCAAATGTTTTAGTTTGAGGGTACTTATCATTTACTATAAATCTAACATAAGATACTTTATCTTTACCTGTAAACATATCTAATTCATTACCTGAATTATACTTATATACAGCTAAATTCTTGTATATCATTAATTTATCTGTAAATTCAGCATACCAATCAGGTCTATAAGTATAGAATGAAGTAAAAGCTCCAACTTGTTCATTAAACACTAAAGTCTTATCTTCTAGAGTAAGAAGAACTTCATTGTATTTCTTATCATATACAGATATAGGATCATTTGTAATTATATCCTTATTATCGTGTAAATAAGATTGTACACCTTTTAATTTAGATACAGTACGTAATTGATTATCAAAACCACATATTTCATTTCTATCAGCATCATACCAATATACTGTACTATCTGATTGTGTTGCAGTTCTTAATTGATTCTCTTTAGAACCATTCTTAGTAGTAAAGTAATCAAACCTAGTTAATACACCTCCTGTACCTAACGTAAGTGCACCTGCATTATTATCTTGGATAAGAGAACGTTCATTTACAGCAAGTGTGCCAAAAGCGTCAGTTTGCCAGAACAACAAGTTATTCTTAAACAGCTTTAAGTTATTTATAGAACCAAATCTAGTATCGACATCTAAGTAATTAGCAACTCTAAATTTAGTCCACGAATCTGTTACTTCTAAGTTAGTCTTAGGTTCTGAATTCATTACTCTGGTATCTGTATGTAAATTATCTATACTATAGATTGATTTACTAACATAGTTTTTAGCTCTGGGTTGAGCAGAATAAGCATCATTGTAAGCATATAATGGCGTATTCTGAACATATATAGAACCTACTTGTACTATATCATTCTCTACAAAGTGATTTGCATAGCCTGTACCAGATTCATAAGTCTTAGCTGTACCTACTGTATCTGTTCTTAATGAAAGGTTGATAGAAGATTCTAATGGTATATAAGCACCATTATATGCTCTAATTCTTTCATTATCTGGTTGTTCATAGTTATCACTAGCGTTATGATATGCAAACATACAATTAGCATAATCTAATACACCAACATATGTATCGCCACCGAATACGTTTACTTTAGTATTACTGTTGTCTTTTACACTAATATAAGATCCTGTACTAATGTATACAGAGTTTTGTCTTGTAGCATAGCTATTACCACCATAAGGTGTTACAGACTGTTTTAAATTGGCAATGAGGATTGTATTAGCACTTTCAGGTCCAGCAGCTAATTCTGGTACTTCACCAACCATAGTATTACGAGAAGTCATATCTGTACTCTGGAATATTGCACATACCCCATGAGGTCCAACCTTCCTAACATTATTATCATCATAATCACTAGCCTTAGATGTATCTCCGTATACCCAGTTATAGTATACCATGCTACCTACATTGGTAGCTTTAGTTCTCCATGCATCGTCATCTAAGTCAAATGGTTCTGTATTAGTAGCAATTGTAATGTCCTGGATTGATGCAGAATTATAGCCACCTGTAGTAACTTTGTTATAGTACTTAGCTAAAGTAGCATCATACCATGATTCTGCACCCATATAGATTGCATTATTTGCAGTAGACTGTTTTATAGAATCACCTATAGCTGTAACTGAAGTATAAGCCCAACCGCTATTCTTAGCCCAACTAGCAGAAGTATTTGAGGTTACGTTCTTTAAATCATGTTTTGAAGCTTTTGCCCCAACTAACACCTTAACTTTATCACCACTAGGTATAACTTTATCATTGGCAGGAGTACCATTGCCCATAGATTCATCAGGAGATATTGAAGATCTTAGTCTATATATACCTTTAATCTCTGTAGCTCTGCCTGTTACTTCAGATGCATTTGTTCTATTGACACATATTTCTGGAGATATAAATAAGAAATATTCATTAGCATTCTGACTACTAAAGTCAAAAGCATGTGCATATTTATTATTTTGTGACACCATACCGTGAGAAGTGGAATAAGTAAGATATGGAAAAGCAGTTAATTGATTTGTATTATCATAATTACAAACACAACTAACAGCTCCTTGCATCAATATTGTCCTATCTGAAATAGTTCTTTCACATCTTACAATCTCATAACCAGTAATCTTCTTACTTTGGATTAAATCACTTGGTATATTAATTGTGAATTGTACACCTAATGGATGTGTAACTACTTCTAGACTATTAGTAGTACTACCACCAATATCTACTCGCATACCTGAAGTAAAGATGTTGTAACCAGGTGCACTAGCTTTAGGCATTCTTATATCTGCAATCCAGTGTGCAGAAGATGCTACATTTTCTTCATTGTAAAATACAATAGCAAAACGATATATTTCATCTCTCATATAACCCCTTGCCATTGATTCTACTTCACTATTACTATAGTTTAATACTTTAGCAGTAGCATCAGCAAAAGATAAAGACCCTGCATCTGACCAGGAACCATCTTCCTCAATGTTATATAAATCTAGAGTAGATGTAGAGCGTGCTTTAGAGTTTAATGAGAAAGAATCTTCAGCATAACCTGTCCTAGATGTAGGGGCATCACTTTCAATTAGATTTGTTTTTATAAACCTATATGAAATATTTTTACCTATACCACCATATACATACTTACCTGTAGCATCTGGAGCATATAAATACTGACTATTATCATCATAGTTTGCAGGACAAATACAGTCGTGATTAGTTGGTATATCTTTAGTACTTATTTCTGAAGTAGAAAATGTTATAGAATCCTGTCCAGATGTAGAAGTTAATAATATTTGACCATTCTTATTGCATCTATATGCTCTAGCATCAAATTCATCATCACTAATATCCCAAGTCTGTTCAGTGATATTAGCAGCAAATAACATGTTATCTTTAGATTCTATTACTTTGGGAGTAAATATATAAGTACTTAAACCATTGAATTCTTCCAGAGTAAGTTCATCAATAACTGAACCACCTTTATCTTCATAAACTAGAGTGTTATTCGAAATACTTATTTCATCTATCACTGTGATAACAGGTTCTGCAGTATTACTAGAGTAATATATAGAAATTATTCTAGCTCTACTAAAAGAGTTAGTATCAACAGTAGTCTGTAGTTTAATGGATCTATTAGTAGTTTCTTCTTTAGAACTACCATAGATATCTTGGCTATTGGTGTTTTCTAAACTCCTAGATACTGTAATAATTGGAGATAAAACAGATATAGACGTTTCAGATGTTCTGGGATTAAATAGTTGATAGCAATATTGATACTTACCGGCTTTTAATCCACCTGTACCCAAACCTTTAAAGAATAAAGGTGGTAATTGACTCTTTGGTGATATATTTAAAGAGTCTACATTAAGATTAGGATGAGTTGTGGCTACATTTAATACTCTAATCTGATGTACTCCATCACACCAATATATTTTAACTAAATCGTCAGATTCCCATTTACAAACACTACTAACGGCATAATGACCATCTATAATAGGAATATCCAATGCTACATTGGATGCTACTGTAGTCACTATAGGTTCAGTTTCAGATGCACCAAAATCGTATCTATAGATATTGAAGTTACTACCTTTCTTAGTAAACACAATTGCCCAATCCCTAATTGTATTTGTATGGACTATTGTTTCACCATTCAATGTCAATGTAGGATTGAGCTTACGAACACCTTCAATATTCTGCATTACTCCAGTAGAACTATTATCATTGGCAATAATACGTATATTTTCTGCCCACTGATATTGCCCTGAGTCTATAACTGAATAGTCTAGATCACAGTTCATTCCTTTCTGGAAAGTATTTGTTTGTCTTTGTGCATTCATTATCTATTAGCATTATAAATGTGTTGTATTGAACCAGTATGACTATAGAAGGAACTGTGATCATGATACTCTGGATAAATCTTATTCCATGTATGTTTAATAGACTCCATCTCATCTTCATTAGGAAGCATTGCTTCTGCATATGCCTGTTTACAGTAGTAGTTCCAGGAGTTTCTCATATTTGCATACATACGTTCGTTCCATTCTCCTCTTATATATTTCTGAAAAGCAATCTTCTGAGTAATATACCAATATATTGCTTCCAAGTAAGAGATATTATCTGGTACCATAGGATAGCCATCCTCATCAGTAATAATAGCACTGTAAGACAGCTTTAAATAACCACAAGGAACATTCGTCATAATGTAACCAGGTTTAATACTGTATTGTAAATCCCAGTTAGGATTAACGCTAGTATTACCTCTAATATAGTCAATATTAACAGTATGAGTATTTATAAGATTACGTAAGATAGTCTTCATATTCTCATTGGTATTTAGCATTTCTAATGCTTCTGTTTTATCTATATTACCGTATAAGTCTACTACTAAATCTACTAATACTTCATCTTTAACTAGCATTTCGGGTTTATCACAGCATTTCTTGCAGTCTTCACAACCCCAAGCAGCAAATGAACCTGTGGCTTTCCTCATAGGAAACCAAGGTCCATCACAATTAAAAGAGTATGCTACTTGATGTAATTTATGAAGATTACAAGGTAATTGAGCTTGGTGACAATCAATCTTTATAATTGGTGCACCATTCACACCAGATACAACTCGCTCAAATTGCTGTACTGCACCAATTTTTTCCATAGCTTCTCCTACCCACTCTAAAAAATCACTTATTCTGATTTTATTTTCAGCAAGATCTAAATCTGCAATAACTTTTGCTATTACACTCTTACTGCTTATCATTTTTGTTATCATACTTATATCTCCATTTAAAATTGTAAGCCAATTTTTGTTTTCTTTGACAACATCGTTTGATACTTACTCTAGCATTTTCATTTTTTAAATATCTGGCAGCAGACATTATGGAATCAAATTCATTTAATAATTTGTTATCAGTTGAATATTGTAGCACTGGTTTCCTTTGTGAAGCAACTAGTGGAGAATTTTTCATAAGTAAAGACCGTCTTTCTAATTCCTCTTTTGTCCATATTCTATTTTTATTTGCTTCAATAATTTTACTACGCTGATATTCTGTAATTTCATGTGCTTTACCTTTTATTCCTGTGGTTTTTCCAGCTATTTTGCAAATATTATAATCTCCATCTGAGTCAATATATTTTTGTTCTAATAATAGCAATGTATCTGGTATGTCATCACATTGTTCTAAAATCCAAAATTCAAATGATGAGTTTCCATATTTATTATATGCATTTTGTAAATGAATATTTATATGTTTATTTTTTACCAGTAGGTTAAAATGTTGTCTGTATCTTTTGCTAAGATTTGATGTACTACCTACGTATTTCTTATTATTCAATATATTTACTATAGCATATATTCCAGCGTGCTTTGGTAAGTTTACTTGTCCGTTATAATAAAATTTAAATTTTTCCATTATAATTCGATGTAATCCCTCTCTTTAGATTTAATAATCTGAGCTAATCTTCTTTTATTGTCTCTTGTCATTATTAATTGATACATTGTCTTATTGTGATTAAGCATATTATGTTTATTCCAATAGTATCTGTATTTATAAAAGTTAGAATGCTCATTCAAATGATAAACTATTTTACCTACTTTCTTTGTTTCTGCATAATCTATCCTGAGACTCCTACCACTATATTCTTTTGGTTTATGTTTTACTATACTTAAGGTACCTAGTCTACATGGTAATTTTATCTCTTTACCATTCTCTATTAATTCATCTCTTAAGTATTTAAAATAATCATTGATTATATCTCTAAACACTCTATATTCTACTTGGTATAATGGGTTATCACCAACATAATCAATATAAGATTTATAGAAGTCTTTGCCAGTATAAGATTTAGTTTCTTGCATTTAGTTCATTATTAACGTCGTTAGTACTATTATTCGTGGTGTCAGTAGGTACTGATAACATAAAATTTAACTCTTTGCTAAAGATTAAATTCTTTAATGTAGGTATTTTGTCAGCAGGCATTGGATAAGCTGAATCGTAATCATAACAGTCTCCAGCTTTTGTAGGATCTTCTAATATACCATCTATTTCTACATATTCTAAAAAACCAGGACCACTTAGGTATAAGTGATTATTCTTTATGTAAGCAATATAATCATTACATGTATATTTTCTACTAGTCTGATATTTAGCTTTCGTTTCTGTCCCAACCTGTATTAAGTTACCATGCATATCTTTCACAGAAACTAAACCAGAACCAAAGTGTAAATCTATAAACTTAGGTAGTTCATCATCAGAGATATAGTTGAAGCCATTAGGTACTCCACATCTACTTACTTTGGATATATGTAAAGGTCCAATAGTTTGTACATACTCTGGATTTATATCTCTACCCTTATCTAGATCCTGTTTAATTAAATATGCTCTATATTGATGTATCCACTGCTCTATTTGTATGCGGGATAGCTTTTCACTTTCGCTAACATCGTTATCCCTCACAGTAAGTATGATATCATCAATTATTGTATTTAACGAATTAAATGTCATAATTAATTATTTTAAATAGTTTCTACATATAATCCAACAAGAGCTGACAAATCATGTGTAAGAGGTTGTTCACTATTTCTTGTACATTTATATTTTATACCATTTTGGATATAGTATTTGTCTTTGAATATTTCCATAGGTGGAATGTAAACAATAGGATCATCTATAGTACCTTTGTGTTCTTCATCTACTACTTTCCACAAGCTTGCAGTAGCCATAGAAGGTTTCCAATTATCTTGACTAGTATGTTCTTTTATACATTCCCAAAGAACATTATCAGATAAATATCTTTCTCCTACTTTAACAGTGATACCTGCAACCCATTCTGGATAATGATCTTTAACTTGTAATGCTTCACCCGGAGTAAGATCATATGTATTGATTTCTTTAGTAATCTCTTCATTAAGAACATTCAAAGCTAAGATACGACTAAAGTCTCTATTAATTACAGGTTCTTCTTCTGTACTAGTCCACTCTTCACTATTTAACAATTCAATAAAAGTTGGATCACTAAATGAATATCTTGGAAATGATTCATCTTCAAAAGGTACTAACGTTTCTTCATGTAAAATAACTTTACTCTGATCTATACTTGTTCTCATTTCGGGCAGTATTTCAATACCATGTGATTTTGCCCATAATAAATCTACTATTGCGTACACCATAATTATTTTGCTTTTAAAGTTTGTAAATAGTTATATGCTTTGATACAGTCGTCTTTGGATAAATTCTGGTTGTTATAAAAGCTTAAGTTTTTGAAAGCCAAACTTGTATAAACGTTACCTAAAATACCAATTACCAATGTTCCAACACTTTCATTTACGGTTTGTTGTTTTGAGTCTATTATTTCAGTCCAATCATTCAGATAGATTCTACCATCTGAACAGATAGCATTAACAGAGCGAATGTCTTTAAGTTTAAAAAAATTCCAAGCATCATTTATAGATATATTTAACCCATCAACATGATTGTATATGAATAAGCTGTTTTGTTTAACAATCCCAGATAACTTATTAGCTTCAGGCTGCAACATCTTCCAATTGCCAACAATCGTCCAATTCTTATTAAGTGTAAAGGATCTGCTAACAACTCTATCATCCACTCCATCAGTAACCAGGTATCCTTCGTATTCGGGGATTTGCTCGATGGTAATATCGCATTCACCAGTAAACCCAACAGTACCTATTCCAACTATCACTTTACCATCTTCTTGTGGAATATTATAATCACTACGATATATGCCATCTTTATCAATCACATATGCATCTGTTACACTTTTTCTACCCAAAAATATTTTTTGACCATCAACTAACCCCGTGACTTTAAATATTATTGTTGTTGACGAACTATTATAACTATATAAAATATCTGTATTATAATTTGTAGAAGAACCGGTTATTTTCGAATTTGTTATAGTAACAGAATATCCATTTTTTACTATATCGCCTCTATCTGCAACATGATTCCAATTAGTAAATTTTTGTATATTGTACAACCCATACCCACTATTCCCACTAAACCCAAAATTCGACAGTACAAGATCATTACCATTGCCCGTAAGGTTGGCAATAGTAGCACGATCTTCGTCCTCGTTGGTTTTGCCTGTTACCGTCCATGCCTGGTCAGGGAAGAGCCAGGGATAGGTTTTAACGAAGTAGTCTTTGATCTTGGTCAGTTCTTCTTCGGTGGCATCGTGGTCGAGAAATACAAGTTCCCAGATAGCTACATTACATCCATATCCCCCACTTTCAGAAAAATTTCCAACTAAAAGCCTTTTTTGGTGTTCTGTGTAATCTCCTGGGGTGATGATTTTCCCATTATAAGACTTACTCGTCATATAAGAAAACACATTTGGCTCAAAATCTATTACAGGGTTACCTCTTCCAAATGAAAAATTTGTTTTAGTTTTATCATTTCCTATTAATTCAAATGTTATGGTAGAACGTGATACTATAGCGCTAGGGGCATTTGTGACCAAAGAATATACTTTATCTACTTTATTAGATAAATATCGTCTCAACGCCACAACCGTATATCCCTTTTCTTTAGTCAGAATAGGGAGGTTACCACAGACACCGTAATCGTCTACTCCGTCAAAGACAAGTGCGCCTGGGTAGAGAGGTAGTTGTTCAACAGTGACGTTGCAAGATTCTTGTTTTTTCGCCAATGAATATCCATGATAGGAATTTGCCCCTTTAAAAGTAAAACTCGGTATAGTGTATATTCCATCTTGTGATATTTCAATTATTCTGTTGCCAACATTCATATATCGCAGCACTTGCCCATCTTCTAACCCTTTTACAATTATCCGCTTTTCTGGGATAACAGATTCTGATTCTTCCCATGCAGAAAAATAATATATCTGCACCCCCGTATTCATAACACGAGTGATATTAAAAGAAGAACTTGTCCAAGTTATATCTGATCTATCTGACGGTTTTTTCCAAGAATCTGAAGAAAAATTATCGCTATATCCACCTACTCCAGACATTCCACCCCAAAGGAAGTTCTTCATTTGCAAGTCATGTCCATTACCTGTCTTATCTACCCACACAGGATTTTCTTTCATCTGTTCATTAGTAAGACCTAATGCTGAATATCTGGCAATCATACCAGGAATAGATGGGAAGTCATCATCGTCGCCTTCTGAAGTAGGGGTATAAAGACCATATTTACGTTGAGCTTGTTCTTCCATTAATTTCCTGTATTGCTCATACCAAGACTTATATTCCAATATAGGACCTGCAACACTTATAAGCTTATCTGTATCTTCTACATGTGTTTCATAATGTTTCTTCATACTTATAAGTTATTTATTGTTATTGTTATTTGTTCTTTATTATCCATCGCCTTCTGAAGTAGGGGTATAAGCTTGTTATAAGCTACAGTAGAATTAGATATCCAATCTTCTTTCATCCCGTCCCAAGTACCTACTAGTATACATCCTTCAGTATCAGCTGTTTTATTGCCCGTATGGATACGTATACCTAAGAAGTGAGGTACATTAAGTATCTCAGGCATAATACGCTTAAAACGGCTAGAATAGCTTAATTTCACCTCATACGTACCAGCAGGTACAGCTGTGCCCCCATACACCTTTTCCTTGCATTTACATGTAATTCCTTTAGGTGTATTAGGACATACTTCAGGTAATGGTCTTACTGGATCTTCAAGTGTATCCGATATATACGCACTATCTACATATAACTCCCCAATAGTATATTCATTAGTGCGAAATATTCTATCTAATCTGAGTTCCATTACGCAGCAGGTGTTTCTAATGCAGCAACTCTCTCTTCTAAAGCACTTACTTTAAGAGTTAATGCAGTAATCAATTCCCTTACTTCACTATCGTTGTAATTTGATAAACCTGCAAGCTTGGTCTTTTCTTCTGTAGTATAATCATTAGTGGATAATCCTTTACCAGTTTGTTTATCTACTTTACCTGCAATAAGTTCTGCATGTGTATTAATAACATCAATTAATTCAGGTAAGCTATCCATAATTTCAGGAGCATCTCCAATTAAAGCATCAATCTTAGCTTCAATTTCATTTTCACGTCCAGTTGCCCTACTTATTTCAGAAGTGAGATCACTTCTTAGATCTTTAATATCTGATGTAGCTTTATTATTTACATAAACCCAATTCTTACCATCAAAATACTTCAAATCACCACCATTAGGATTAGAAGCTAAGTCTGCCCAATATTTAACAGATGCCGGATTAGGTTTAATTGTACTCCCTAATATATCGTATTTATTATTATATGTATTCATAAGTTATTAAAATAAAAAAGGTTGACTATTTAGTCAACCTTTGTGTTTTAGATTTCAATTTGTTTCTCCTCAGCTTGAGGAACCTTTTCATTAACCTCTGGACGAACAGTAGTTACATTTTGTAAAAGTTGCTTAAGCTCTTTCACTTCAGCTTTTAATTCATCAAGTTCTTTGAAATCTTTTGTCACATTGGTTGTTATGTCCGGAGTTGTATTAAGTAATTTTAAGATGTCTTCACATCTCCTCATCTCTTCATCGTATTTCAATACACTTTCCTTTTTAACTTTGCAGTCATTATAGGATTGCTTAACCATATCTACAATTTGAGTTTTATCTGTAGCTATAGTAAGTCCGATGGTAGAATCGGTCATCATTGTTTTATCTTCAGATACTGACAGTTTCTTCTGCTCACCGTCACAAGAGATAACTAAATCTACAAGCTTACGCCTATTTTGCATAGGCATTGGGAATTGACCTGGTGGCAATGGTTCATCGTAGGGTTTTGATACACTTACTACTTTACCTAAACTGTATGTAGTACTCTTTTTAAAAGTACCTGTAATCTCGAGTACGTGTATATTTGTACCCGGCGTTAACTGTGAGAATGTCATATCTTTAAGTTTTAAAAAGATATGGGCAGGTATTACTCTCTGCCCATATACTTAAGTTAATATACTAGGCAGCTGGAGCAGTAGTTGACGGAGTATAATTCATCAACTGTATTACATTGTCACATTTGTTATAATATGCAATGTACCTGTTACCTGCACTTACTTGTGAACCAGTAATTGGAGCGCTAGAAGCGTTTACTAAAGGTATATTGTGTGTATTAGAAGCAGTACTTACTGAACCTGATACAGAGATAAATACTGGTAAACTAGCACCAGCAGCTTCTGCTGTATGACGAACTTCTAATATAATAACACCTTCTTTAGGTAGTCTACACCATACTTTAGGACAAATACCCAAAACTACATTCTCAGTTGATTCACCAATAGCTATAGTCTTTACTTTGGGTATTACATAATCTAAAATACTAACAGTGTTATTCCGACCAAAAGGATTAAACATGAAAGGAAACATAATAACCTCCTTTCTTATTAAGCGCAACAGCTATCACCGTAGCCATATCCGTAACCATAAGGGTTTCCATAGCCTGTGAATCCACCATTACATCCATAAGGATTACATGTCAGATATGCAGGAACCGGACAAGGTCTAATCTGATTTACAATATTCTGAGTCTGCTGTTGAGTAATAGCAGAAGTTTGCAATGCGTTCTTTTCATCACGTAGAACGTCAATCTTATTCTGCATTTCTCTCATTTCTAACTGACAGAATTTATCATTGATAATCTGAGTCTGAGCATCTATCTTAGCACCAAGAATGTTAAATCTTGTAGCGTTTTCGCTAGACAGATTGTTAAATCCTGTAGTAATAGCATTTTGTAATGTATTAGTCTGTTGACAGATAGATAATCTGTTATCAGCATTCATCTGAGTTAAGTTCAAATTAACTGCATCGATTGAACGCTGAGTTGTGCAGCAGCAGTCACTAATAGCTTTGATTACGTTGCAATCACCAGCATTAACAGCATTGATTACTCTTTCTGCAGAGAAACCTACTTCACCACCAACCTTACCAATTGCATTCTGGATAGAACACAAAGCGTTGTCAATTGACTTAACATCACAGTTCAAGTTAGTAGACAAGGTATTGATTGCTTCCTTGTTACCATTGATAGCCTGCATCAACAAATCAGTATTGTTGTTCTGGTTGCCCATAGCGGCTAAACGAGCGAAGTCAGAGTTGGTTTCAGCCTGGTTGCAACGACCGAAGCCGTTGCCACCCCATCCGCCCCACATCCAGAAGAGCACGATGATGAAAATCCACCACCAACCACCATTGCCACCGAACATACCATTACCGTTGTTCATCATAGCCATCAAAGCAGCAGGATCAAAACCTTTATTAGCATTTTGCATCAAAGCAGCGATACCGGGGTCAATACCACCACGGTCTACAATTATTCTTTCGTTTTCTAACATAATGATTTATTTTTTAATTGATTTAAATTACTTGATTGTTTGATAATTAGAAATATCTAATAGATGTGTTTCTAGCATCTCTACTCTGAGTTTTGCTATGCATATCTTTTTCACGTGCTTCACGCTCCATTTTCATGCGTCGCATTTCCACATCAGAGTAATCATCATATTCATATCCACGAGAACGTAGTTCATAAGGACGATCGTGTTTATGATAATATTTATCATAGTCCAAATATTCTGGTTCTCTATAACGATTCAAAGAATAATTACCTTTACGATATTCGTGTTCATAAGCTTTATAATCATTCTCTTCGTCATCACACATGATATAAACGTAATAATGCCACATCTTACCTTCTGAAATGTCTTTGTCACAAATCCAAGCTTTGGTAAGTTCTGCAAAATGTTTTGTGTTATTGCTGCCAGTCATTGCTACAACAGCTTTATAAAAATCTGAATAGATCATATTCATAGCAACATACCAATCCCATTTGTTATGTTTCTCTGATCTTAAGTTTATGCCCATTTGATTGGCAACGGACGTTGTCTCTTCAACCGTCCAATGAGGGCCTTTAGTGCCATCCTCATTTTCCATGCCTTCTACTGCGTATCTGGCATGTTCCTCATCAAAGTGAGGACCATTTATAGCTTCATATACATTAGCACAGAGTTCTGATTTAAGTATCTGGAAGCCCTTCTCTAACAAACTACCTTCGTGCTTTTCTAAAGCTTTACCAAGCTTATCAATAGCCTCAGTAGGAGAAGGATGGTGTTTGATTTGATCTAGAATTTTATTTAAATGCATAGTTTCAATTTGTTTATTGATTAATACTAAATTGAAATGTTTTGCAATTATTTTGAAATAGTTATAACCCTTGTTTCAATCGTCTTGATTAAAGGGTTTGTGTTAATTATCTGATAGTCTCTTATTAAATCTTTTTTAAAATTTAGTGTGAACAAACGTCTAAAGAAACCTTTTTTACGCCATACTTTACGTTCACTTATATATAAATCTTGACGATTTCTAATGTCTAGTATATGTGTTAATATACTATCCTTTCTCTCTATTTTGATTGTAGTCAATTGATTTGGTTTTAGTTCTACTAAAAAGTCAGGATTAGGATCCTTTATTTTATGTAGTATAGTATCTTTAATTACTGTTTCAGTAGAAGATACTGTATTTAGCTCTTTATCTTTTAATTTAAGCTCTTTAGCTTGTTTCTTTACTACTTGCACCAAACTATCATTGGATTCTTTAAAATCGTCTATAGTAAGCATTAAGACTTTATTATTATCCTCAGCGTTGCTGAGTTTACCTTCATAATAATGTAAAGCATGTTTAGTTTCTGCTAATCTATTATCTAAGTAATCTACTTTATTACTAAGCCTATAATTATTTAAACCTAAGAAGACAGTAAGTGCAACAAAACCTATTTTAATATATCTCAACACATTCACTATTTTATTTTTTTAACCAGTTGCTTAACTTTTGGTAAGTCTTCCTTATCTATGGTTATATCAAGATACTTTTCACCTTTACTTTTTATTACTTTACTTAGGATTCTCCAAGGACCATCTGGGTATAATGTATTTAAGTTTTCAACTATAGACCATAACTCAACTCCAGCAATAAGCCCTGCAAAAAGCTCTGATAAGTGAGCATTGAATGATATTAATATATCAGCATCAATTCGTGATGCAAACCATACAATAGCACAAGACCAACCAAATTTCCGTAATGTTTTCCAAAAACGTCTAGATTCACATTTCCTGTTCTTTTTGATTGATACTTTACAACCAAGTATAGCATCAGTAACAATAAGTAATCCTAGTAATAGTAATACAAAAATGATAGGTGTAAAAGTGCCCATCAACCAATTTAGTAGGCTGACACCAACACAAGCAATAAACTTTGTTATACCTTCACCGGTTAAATCTTTAAAATAGTTCATTGTAGAAACACCTTGGCTTACTAAAAAATAATTATGTAATTTATCTAACATGATGTAAGATTTGAGATATATTAAAATAGAAAACGCTAACTAAATTATGAAAATCTAGCTAGCGTTGTGTTATCTTTTGATAGTACGTTTAAAACGTTAAATACCTATAAAAGTTGCTTAGGATAATAATCACTATTACATACCTAATAGCGGTTATTTTCTTATTGATTAGATAAATCAAAGATTGGTAAAAAATATAACGTATCTTCTTGAGAGGTCGTATAATGAACCATAGCCTGTAAGATCACTTCTGAAGTATTTAAATTTACCTGCTCTATTGATTCTATCCGCCAAAACTCTTCATTATTTACTCTAGTAGAGGTCCAAAATGGGGAATATCCTTTACGACCAACTTCCACTATAGCTGTATTAAGATCGTTTCCAAATCTCTGTAATATTGCTGCTTCTCCAAAACTAAGCACATGTGGAAATAGATCTTCATTATTTGGTGTTGTTAGTTTTAAACTTATAGCAATTTCCTGAAAACTCGGACTATTTGCAAATGCATATGTACAATTTTGGAATCCGTTTAAATCTTTTAATGCATCTGTATCAGAGGAAGCTATAGGCATATCTGTTCCAAAATCATATAATCTTAAGTTATACTGATCTATATTTTTATAATCTAATAATAATTTCTTATCACCATAGATAATAGCAATTCCCAAATTATCTGGTTTATTAGCATTTTTCCATTGATCTACAGTAACAAAACTCCAGTCATTTAGCATTATATATACCCCATCTGTAACTTCTTGCTCTTTAGACCATACTTTAGTACTACCTAAGTACATAGCTTTTACTTCGGTAGTACCAACATATGCGTTTTTAATATCTATATTAGTCATAGTTAACCTGTTATTATATAAAGTGTATTAGAATCTTTAACAGTAAGTTTATCATATGCAGCTTGATTTAATTTTTGTATGGTTAATATGTCATTACTTTTTACAGGAAGACCTATATTATTCTTATATGTGAGTGCATAGCCATTAGTTGCATCTTTTATTTCTAGTGTTATCTCTCCTACTTTAGCACTACTCAGTATAGCATAATAGTAATCATAAAATGTAGAATAAGAAATTATGCTGATACTATTAAACTCATCGAATACTAAATATGCACCGAATATGGGTGCTTCTGTACCGGTTGCTGTAAATTCAGATGGAGTCATTTTATCATAACTTATATTCCACATATTATTGTTATTAGGAGTTATCTTACCATCAAAAGCAGATATAATATTATTGTATTCCTGTGCTGTAACTGTAGCTTTGCTCTTATCAGTAAACTTAATAGAGTTAATAGCATCAAGAATATTATTCTGAGTTTCTTGTGGTAATGCACCACTACTAGTTGGTATTACTTTGTATTTACCATTGTCGGAGAGGTATTTTGTACCGGAGCCAGTATTTTGTAAAGTTTGTTGATTAGATACTAAAGTATAGGTCTTGTTACTCTTATTAATATCTACGGTTATTATGTTCAACTTTATATGGCCATTATTGGGGTTTACCGCTAAAAAATCTGATGCAATACTATATGCTTCATCAGATGCATAAATTGTTATCGGACCAAAGCCATCAGGGTCAGTCGCAATTCTTGCTGTTGTTATTCCTTTATTTACTGCATCAACTATCTTTTGATAGTTTTCATCTGATAATGTACCACTTTCACTTGGAAATAAAGTTATTAAGTCAAAATACTGATTGCTAGCTATAATCTCTGACCACTGTTTATCTTTTCTACCATATGTTTTACCATCTGAAGGTGCGTCAGGAAATTCTTCTACACCGTAATTGGGTAGTTTTACCCACTCTCCATCTTTCTTTACTTTTATTGTACCCATATTATACTAAAGTTACATAGTTATTTATTAAACTTGATAAATCATGTGAAAGTGGTATTTCACTATTCCTAATACATAAATACACTTTACTATTTTGTGTATAATATTTATCCTTAAATAATTCCATAGGTGGTATATAAGGTATGGGATCTTCTAATGTACCAGCATGATCTTTATCAACCACTTTATATAAAGATGCTGTATCTACTCCAGGAATCCAATTTTCTTGTAAAGTATGATCCTGTATTACTTCATATAGTACATCTGAATTGTTTGTTACTACTCTAAATCTAAAACCCTTAGTAACAGAAGTACCATAAGAAGCATCTCCTTTTCCCCATACAGGATAAAGTGTTTTCATTTCTAAAGCTTTATCCGCAGTAAGTGAAGAAGCGTTAATTATAGTTCTAATAAAATTAATAGCTTGTGCTTGTTCATTATCAAACTGTCCCGTATCAACTATTTTCTTTATTTCATCATAAGATGGATAATGATTAAATACATGTTCATTGTATTTATAATGAATAATATCATCTTCAGTTTCCTTATCCTTATCTACTTGAACGTCCCATCTTACTGCCCATTCATTTAAACCTAAGTATTCAACAGAAATAGGGATGCTATTACTATGTGCAATTCTTGTCATAACCTAATAATAAAATTTTAAGTTCTTTTATACTATTTGTTCCTGTGAATTTCTTCCACAAATTAAAGCAATTACCATATCTACACCATCCCCAGTAAGAAGATAGGGATCTAAATTTCTTATTAAGATTAATGTATTTAGTTTTCCTATAGAACTTCTTTTTCATATCCTTTCTTAATTTCATATGACTGTGTCTAAAAACATAGCCTAAGAAATCAATTCCTCTATCATCTACAGGATATATTTGCCAATCATGTTTCACTTCTAATTCAAGATGTGAGATCATGTATTCTTGTATCTTTTGTAATGCTTGATGTAATTCTTCTTTATTGGAAGAAAGTAGAACCATATCATCACAATATCTGAAGTAATGTTTAATCTTTAATTCCTGCTTTACCCATCTATCAAACCACGTTAAATAAAGATTAGCAGCAAATTGTGATATATAATTACCAATAGGTAATCCTTTATCTGTAGAATAAATTATCTCAGATATTAAATTTAGAAACCTTTTATCTTTGAATATTCTATTAAATAGATCCATCATAATCTTTTGATCTACAGAAGGAAAGAACTTCTTTACATCTAGTTTCAAACAATATTTAGTATTTTTTGGATCTGTTTTTAATGCATGTTTCAATCTTTTTACTGCTAAGTGAATACCTCTACCTTTGATACAACTATAAGTATCCGAAGTAAATCGCTTAACTAAATAAGGTTCTATGACATTCATTATAGCGTGATGAGCTATACGGTCTGGAAAGTAAGGTAATCTGTATATTTCTCTTTCTTTATGACCTCTATCAGCAATAATAGTATAGATATCATATTCAGATGTTTTATAAGTACCTTCGATAAACATCCTTTGTAATTTTAATAAATTCTCATGTGAATGTTTATCAAATTTAGCAATACCATAACGTTTAGATTTGTTAAGTCTTGCTTTCTTATCTGCTAGAACAAGATTGTTAAAATCGATAATTCTATTGAAAATATTACCAATGCGTTTCATTGCTATTTTGGTGTTAGGACCTGTTCGTCCAATACTACTAGGGTCCCTTCAAAGCACCTGTTATTTTTCACCAAGGGGTGAGGCTGATCTAATTTATACAATAAAAACTTCCAAAATTTCACTGTGAACTGATATTCGAATTCGAATTCGATGAATCATAATTAGCATTCGAATAGAAGACTCTGCAATTAGACTCATTGTCTGAATTACCTGACTTACTTTTTAATACATCTTCATCTAATCAAACCATTCTTTTAGATCCCGCCTTTGTTAATACTCTAGTTTATTGTAGGTTTATCCATTAAACCCAGGCTCTAACGCCAAAAATTCATCTTTTGTTTTAACTACGATCTTACCATAAAAACCTAACCGCGAACCGATAGACGAATGCGAATCCGACGAAGCACAATGAGCATTCGAATAGAAGACCCCGCAACAAGACCCAACGCCCGAACCACCCGACCGCGCAAAAACTCTGTTACCTGTATTATGATAGTAATAGTCTGCATAATATGTAGTATCTGATCCTCCTGTAGTGTTGATTGGCATAACATCAGCGTATTCTCCGCTAGCAATGCCAACAATCCAACCATCAGAAGAGGCAGCAGTATTGCTGCCAGAATCGGCAACAATTTGTCTTACATTTGTATATCCTGCAGATGTTAAACCGGAAAGGTCAGTATTTACCTTAAGACCTCCATCGTACACTATCCATTGTCTATTAATAATATTAATACCTTGTACGAATTCGTATTTACCATAATAACAATCTTCAAGACCTAAGAAATTACTACTTTTACTAGACTTTCCATCCCTGTTACCTAATGACACTGTGGCACCTATCGAACTATCCCAAGAACGTGTACCACCGGAACAAGGTATGCTACTATTATCTGTACTTATATTCGTATTACCATATTTAGCACAGAATAAATTAGCAATAGTTTTATGGGCTCTATAATCAATCAATCCCCAATTTGAACCATTGGTTTGTGCTTGATTGAAAAAGGTTTCTATAGTTTGATTTCCAGTACTAGTCGTATTGGGTCTGCTGGTTAATTTACCGTCAGTATTATATGCTTCAAATACACCAATCAAACATTCTCTTTCTTCTTTATAAGAATCGGTAAGCTTTCTATCAGATATATACAATTTGAATTTACCTATACTCACTAGTTCTGTACGATAATAATATTTAGGGAAATGAACCATGTAATATACATAATGATAAGCACCAGTACGGTTAACAGTAGAACCATCTTCCCATTTATTACTATCCGTAGAATTTAAATAGGCAATAGCAGCAGAACCATCATCCTGAGGTAACGCTAAACATCTTTTAAATTTACTAGTAAGGTTAGTAATGATATCTAAATTACCACCTCTTTCTAGTGTAGTGGTACTTGTGGTTTCGTCAAATTGGACCCACATAGCGTGTGTTTCTTCATTGATCTGTTCCCAATCAAGAGTGACCTCTTTCACATCATCCAAACTACTTATTTGAATAGTTTGAATCTCTGGGGTGATGTATCCTGCTACGGATCTAGGTTCAATAGTCCAAGTTTCAGTAGTTGGTAATACAAATGTATTTTCATCAGTATCCCTTGTAACCAAAGTATAGGAACTTTCCTTTGGTACAGTATTAGAATACACATATACGTCTGCTAAACCGCTAATATCTTTTGCTAATTTTATTTTCAATTTAGCTCCTCGATACATTAATGTTTTTTCTTCAGCTACTCCATTTGCTGTAGAAGTTATAGAATCTGGTGTGACCCATTTCCTAAAATTAGGAGAACTAAAAACAGATACTTCAGTACCCTCAATAGTATATTGAGCACCAGTTGGAATTTTTACAGTATAGGTACGATTACCAGAAAGTGTTTTAGTTACATAACCTGATAACTTTACATCAACCTTATTAGAAAGTAATTCAGGATGATTGCTAGTAACATTAATTGTTACAATTGTGGTATTATAAGTTAATGTTATAATCCTAATATTACCTGCTTCTGCAATAAATGTTTGAGATTGTGGTTTAGCATAATCAGTTACATCACTACAAGTAATAGTATATGTAGTATTTACTGGAATTGTGGCAGTAAGTTCAGTTCCTTCCCATGTAAGTACTTTAGAAGTTTCACCATAAGCTATAGTAATAGTGACACCATTAATATTAGAATCTGATGGTTGATTACTTGCAACAGTTATTTTAACAGTTTCATCTTTAGGTGCTGCTTCTACTTCTACCCATGTTCCATTCTGTCTAGCATACTGTTTACCATCTTTAGGTGCTTCTGTAACTACTAATTCATCAAAAGTGTTATCTGATAAATCAATCCATACTTCTTGTTCACCATCAGGCTGTGTACCTTCACTTACATATACTTCATCGGATATATCAGATTTTAAAGCATATTCACTGCCCTGTTTACCATCAAGTAAATCAGCATCTAAACCACTACCAACTCCATCCACTGTCTTTACTTTGGATAATACATCTGCTGCAGTATATGCAGAGGAATCTAATTTTGTATTAACCTGAGTAGTAGTAGCATAACCCTTTGCAGTTAATTCAGTTTCCGTTACATATTCTTCAGGTACTGAAGTAAGATAATTGCCTTTTGGTTGATAAGTACTAGCTGCATCAGTCTTAGTTAAATACCCACTAAGATCTACTGTTTCACTTAACTTATCCCAATCTGGAGTAGTTGAAGTAGCTACATAATTAGCCCCTGTATCTTCAAGATTATACACGTCACCGATACTTACATCTTCGGTAGGTAAGGAATTATAATTAGCTACAGAACCTTTTACTCTATATACTGAACCTATAGCCGCATTAATCTTTTGATCTACCTGTTCCTCAGTAATGATAGTAGGTTTATTAAGTATCTGTGCATCTCCAGATTCAGCATTCCAATCAGCATTGACGTTTACTTCAGCCCCTGCAGCAATACCAGCTAACTTAGTTTTATCTTCATTAGTGTAATCATTTGCGCTCAATTGTTTACCAGATACTTTATCTACTTTGGTATCTAACTTACTGTCTACATAAGTCTTATCAGCTTTACCAGAGATTTGTTCAGTAACATCTACTGCTGCTACAGTATCATCAACGTACTTCTTAGTAGCAGGATGATAATCTGTAGTAGGTGTATATGTACTAGCATTACTTTTGGATATGTATCTACTATCATGATTATGACTAGTAATATCCCCAGTAAGCACAGCTTCTACATTCTGTTTAGTTACAGAAGCATCACTACCTGGGTCTCCTTTCTCTCCTTTTTCTCCAGGATCGCCTTTTGGACCTTGTACTCCAGGTGCACCATTAGCTCCTGGTTCACCTTTAGGACCAGGTTCTCCCTGTTCTCCCTGTTCTCCCTGTTCTCCCTTAGGTCCTGTTGGTCCTGCTGGTCCTTGAATACTACCTACATTACTCCACTTAGGGTTTGATACAACATTACCATTTTCACCGACATATACATATAGGTTACCAGAAATTAACCAAGCATCACCAGATACACCTTCTTGTGGTAATTGTGATTCAGAATCTAATTCCCCTTTAATATTTAATCCTGAACCAGTATCTCCCTTAGGTCCTTGTGGACCAGGTTCTCCTTGTGGCCCTTGAATTCCCTGTATACCTTGCTCTCCTTGTTCACCTTTAGGTCCAACAGGCCCTTGTATACCTTGTTCACCCTTTTCACCTTGAACACCTTGTAAACCTCTTTCTCCCTGTAAACCCTGAGGTCCTCTTTCACCAGTAGCCCCTTTTTCTCCAGTATCACCTTTATCTCCTTTAGGCCCAGTTTCACCTTTCTCACCTTTCAAAGAGATTAACCATTCAGCTTCTGTTCCTTCAAAACCATGTTGTACTGCTACTTGATATGCTGATAAACCTTGAATACCTTGTGCACCAGATAAGTCTGATATGAATTTCCATTCAGTATCTCCTTTTAGATACAATCGAGAATCTTCTTCATTTTCAACATCACCTGTATCAATCATTACAAATTGTCCTGTCTTTACTTCAGGATTATTGTAATCATCTTCCATAGCTTGGATTGAAGGGTATGTCTTTACAATAGTAAATGCGTCACCAACTGCATTGATACCACTATCCTGATAAGTATCATTTACATAGTCATAGATATACCAATTACCATCTACAATCTTTGGTGGATTCTGAAGTACTTCTTTTGAGTCTTTTACAGCTTGTTTAGCATCTTTAACTGCATTAGGTACTTCTGCAAGCATTCTACCAAAGTCTTCTTCAGTGCCAGTATATCCTTGTTCTACAGCATATTCATATGCAGTCTTACCATATGCAGTAGCACCAGTGTCAGCATATTCGTTTAATGCAGAATCAAATACCCACCAATTACCATTTTCACCAATAATTGGACTTTTACCAGAAGCAGGTATGCCTGTATCACGATTATCTATCCACCAGTTACCATTAGAACCAATGAAAGGAGCAACAGCATCTTCACTAGTAGCATCTGTTAGTTTAACCCAAGACTTAATATCAGGATTATATACTTTAATTACTTTTCCTTTTGAATTTGCTCCCAAGTCTATCCAGTACCCAACTTCATTAGAATTGGGTACCATATAGCTTGCAAAGAATTCATAATATACGTTATTCTTTATCATATTATTCTGTAATATACGGATTAGCTTCTTCTATTTCTAACACAGCTTGTTTCCATTCATTATAAGCTTTAGCTGCTGCTTCATCTTCTCCAAATTCTTTATATTTTATATATGCCATATATAATGGATCACTTTTACTAATATAAGTGTTTTCTCGTATTTTGCGTATTCTTTCATTTTGAGAAGATTTCACTGGCGTTTTCATATAGTATACAGCCATTGGATCATCTACTACTTCATCCATGTATTTGATATAAAAATCTCTTTGGTCGTCGTTTAAAAATAAATAACGATCATCTTCTGTAAGTTCTTCTAATGATTTTACTTCTTTATCACTTAAATAAGTTTTAAAAAAATCAGCATCTATTGAACCTACTCCGTTCTTTGTAATATAATATAGTTCCATATTCTAATACGAAAAAAATGCAACATTAAAATAAGTTAAATCATGAGCATTGCCATCAGTATCAAACCAATGGATATCAAAATGATCAGAATATCTAGGACCAATTTGATATGAACCTCTAAAGCCACTAGCTATATTTGTATTTGGATTATCAATAGAACACAATACAACATAATCAGTACTATGTGCACCTGATAACGTAAATCTAAATCTACCTGTGGCAACCCTAGAAGGAGACATTCTAAGTTCCTTAGTAGTAAATAAATATCCAAACGATGCGCTAGACCCAGTCCAGTTACATCTACCTGCACACTTCAATCCGGGTATTGAGAAATTACTAGAATCAATATTTTGAGCAATTAAAGAAGTACAAGTGACATTTCCAGTAAATGTACCATTTGTTGCTACCATACTACCATTATCAAGTACTCTAAAAGGAGCAGATGTTCTATTACCATGATTTGTACCTGCCCAAATTCTTACAGAGTCCGAAGAAGTACCTACCCCAGTTAATCCTGCTCTAGAACTGCTAGAACCATCTCCTACTGTAATGATACCATCTGCCCATAATTTTAAAGGAGCTTTTGAGTTTGTGATTTTAGTACTACCAGAAGAAACGGCACCTTTATTTGAACCCGTACCTGCTGCTAAAAATGGAGTCATACCATCTGTAGATGGATAGAAGCATACTACATCATTTGTTGATCTGAAATAACTACTAGAAGCAGGACTAAAACGCCATCCACCAATTGTAGCCTCTTCAGCAAATAATACACCAGTTGCAATATTCTCAAATGAATTTAATGATTTCCATTCAGAACTAGACCAACCCGGTGTAATTGTAGCTTTATTTGCCATATAATATACTCCATTTCTTTTTACGACATCTACCAATTCTGCTGTTTTATAATAAGTAGTGCTATCATTGTATTCTCCTCTAAAATTTAACGCAGGACCTGGATCTCCAGCAGGACCTTGATCTCCAGGAGATCCTTGTGGTCCGGCAGGACCTTGTGGACCAGTCTGCCCATCTTGTCCATCTTTACCTGATATTTTTGTAGGTAATGTCCACTGTTCTCCAGACTTAAGTAAACCAGTTTCTCCATCAAATAAAGCAGTACTTTTCCATATAGCATAACCGCTTGCAGAAGGAGCATCTACATACCAGTAGTTACCATTACTATATGTACCGCCTGAAGTAGGTCTAGATGTCATAGAAGGTCGATTTGGTTGAGACTCGTTAGATCTACAATAAATAGATACTTCAAAATCACCAGGAACTCCACCTTTGGCTTTTGTAATAGTAAAATCACACACATCTACTACTGGAGAAACTGAAGAAGCAGGTACATGAAATTCTACTTTAAATACTGTACTATCAAAACTATTACCTAATCTAGCTACAGTAAGTTTATTATTATTTGTATCAATAGATAATTGATTTTGAGTATTATTATCTAAATTAGTATAGGTTATAGTGTATTCACTATTTTCTAATTTTCTAGTACCTTGATATAAGTAATAATTAGTAGAGGCTTTCGCTAATTCTGACGATTCTACTTCTCCTAACCAATTAGCAGCTACTGTATGAGCTTCATTAGTTAACACACCTCTATATGGACTTTCTCCATCTTTTCCATCATACAATTTATTAATTGTTAACATATCCTGATATACAGCTCCCCCTAAAGCAGAAGTGCATTCTACTTTAAAAGTTACTTCATTGACAGAATTGTTAAAGTATGAACCGTTTGGTGATACTACTAAAGTTTCTGTAATCTCATTTTCAAGAAGATTCCAGTTATCCGTACCTACGATTTTCCAATACCAGGAATAGGTAGGAGACTCAATTCCATATGAACTAGCATATAGAGTTATTTGTGATGGACTAACTAAACCTTCTTTATCGTACTTAAATACCTGCTCTCCTGATATTAATACATAACAAGCATCAACTCCATCAAACCCATTCTCACCATTTTGTACTTTATTAATCCATAAATCCTTAGTAAAGGACATGGAACCGATGTTAACTGTTAATCGTATTCTAGCGGAAGGTGACCCTAAAGTATTTAATGTTACTTTGTCATCTTCTATAGTAACAGTAGCTACACCTTCAATAGTTTCTGCTGTTATACTATCAATATATAATTGGTTTGTTCCCTGATAAGCATACACGTAAGTATACACATCAGTAATGGTGATTTGGGGGTTATTACCAGACGAATCATAAGGTACTGTCATATTACCATTACTCAGGTCAATATAGAAAGCATCTTCTCCAGTTGCACCATCTCCAAGTTTGGCTACTTGAGTTTCATCATAAAAACTTTCTTTGCCATCAACTACGGTACAACGTACTATAAAATTCCTAAGATCTCCAAACATGTCGGGACGCACATCTAATGCTTGAGAAGTACCTATTGTTTCATTTGTGTTTCTATTTACCCAAGTAAACACAGGGTTTTCTATATTATAAGTATTACAATATAGTGTAATGACAGATGGTGTAGGAGTACCTTCAAAGTTAGGATTATCATACATGAATAATCTTTCCCCAGTAATTTCCACCCATTTAGCTTTATCTGCACCAGCGGCACCTTGCTCACCTTTTTCTACTTGCAATAACCACTCATCATTTTCTTTACTAGGAATACTAGTAGTTTGAGTAGCCATGCATAACCACAATGAACCATTATGCGATACTCTATCATAATAATAATACGTAGTACCAGCTATAAATTGTCCTCTATCGATGGGTACTCTTATAACATCTCCATTACTAGATACTTGAGATAAAGTACCAACAAATCTACTATTTTTACCTATAACTGTACGATCTTTACCTACTAAATTAAAATCGTCAATATTATCATATAAAGTAATACTAGGCCCTTCTGCGCCTCTAGCAGATATCATAATAGCTGATCTACGATCTTCATTACCGGGGTATCTATTACCTAACTGAATAATTTTATCTTTGGGTTCAGGAATAGAACTACCTGGTTCACATACAGAATCTGATAAAACCACATAGTCAGTACCTACTTCGGATACCATGCGCCAATATCTTTTAACGTTTTTACCATCAAAGATTTGACATATAGCCTGGTCTCCTTCAACAAAAGGATTTCTTACAGTACCGTCTTGAGTATCAAATGTACACTTGTAATCATTATCTGGAGTAGTAGTAACATCTAGTATTTCAAGATCAGCAACTGAAACTAATATATCTCCACCAGTAGCTTTTATTTCATTTACTAGAAGTTCATTAACAGTCATTCTACCTCTAACAAACAAATCATCTACTTCAAACTTCCATCTGCCATTAATCGGATATAAAGAAGCACCTTCACCTAGAAAACCTTCTCTAAATGTTTGACCTCCTTGTATTCCTTTTAAAAACTTGATATAACCATTTGCTGTATCGTCAACCTTTTTAGATATATAGTTTAAATCAGATCTTCTAGCTGAATATAAATTACTATCTGTAGGCTGAGTGTTGTCAGTACTAGTGATCATATATTTTGTATCACCACCTATACTACCTTCTACAGATTTAATTTTACCTTCTAATTTTGATAAAGCTTGATTTAACGTATCTGTAGTAGTTAAATCACTAGTATCCCCATTATAATAGTACCCTGATAATGGAAATATGGTACTAGTAGGTTGTGTATGAAAACCAGGTGCTTCACCACTACCACCACCGTTTGCAATTAAATCTGCTAATGCTGTAATGATGTTTTCATCTTCAATCAACCTATTTAATAGGTTTTGTAATTGTTCTTTAGTAGACTTATCATCAATAGTATCTATCCAACCCTGTACTGTATCATTAACTTCAGTTAAATCTTTATCGTGTTTATCTTCAAGAGTAATGATCTTATTGTTTAGTACATCATAGTAACTATTAATATTACTACTTAGATTATTAGTAACATTAGTATCTCCTTCTACTATCTTGTTGGATAGATCTACATAATTATTATCTACTTTGGTATCAAGATTAGCCACATCTTCTTCAATCCCATCTACTCTCTCATTAGTAGCAAATGTACCAGATAAACTAGTTTCAAAATCCTCTTTATGAATTATCTTATTAGTTTTATCTTGTACAAGAGTTAGAATATCATTATCTTCAAAAGATGTGGTAACCTCAAATTGTGATATCTTTTTATTCATATTACTCTTGAATTATATGTTCTTCTACTTCTGTTAATATACAATCATCGTCGATATCTTTTTCTGGATAGAAATTAATTTGTTTTTTTAAACAACACATACATTCTATAATTTTATCTACATCTTCCTGAGTAATGGGGAAATCTTCATCATCTACTTTAGTACTAGCCCAACTAGATAATTTGCCTAAATGCAACAATAATACTAAATTGGTAATAGAAACTTTATCTAATTCTACATTGCACTTAGTAGACTGATTAACTAATTCCCCAACTTTATTTACATATTGTGCAAGTTCCATTACCACATTTATTACAACTGTTACACATTATATTACAATCACACTTTCTAAGATTTAACATATTCAGCATTTCTTTGTAATACAGATCAGCATCTTCTGTTAAACCTAATTCTGTAGCATTATCATAAAGAGTTTTCTTAAATAAGAACATCATAATTAACTCTTTCATTTTGTTATCCAAACAATTGCTACAGTAATTCTTTAATAATTTAACTTCTGCGTAATACAGAGATTCATTAATTTCATTCATATCAATCGTATAAATAAAAAAGGGACTGGGGATAACTTCCCCAATCCCCTTTTATGGTTAAATTTATTTGCTAATTAAGCAGTTACATCTGTACCAGCAATGAATGACTTAATCATATTAACAAACAGAGCATTTGTAGAGATCTGTCCTTTGTTAACATAGATTTCAGCAGATAACGGAGTAGTCTTAATGTACTGATTGTCATTAGACAGATATTTGTTATCCCATTCAATTGTAATAGTATCATATTCTACATCCAATTCAGATCTGAATTCCGGAGCGATATACGGATAGATAGCATTAGCACGGTACTGAATACCTTCATATCCTAAGTTCCAATTTTCACGATCACGAACAATGTAAGCATTACCACGACCCGGAGTACCCTGAGTCTTAGCAATTGTCAGATTAGAAATCGGATACATTACATTGCTTAGCAAACCAGAAGGAATTGTTGTCCACATGAAAGCTTCTACAGATACCTGGCAATAGCCTGCGTCTGTCGTAATACCCTGATTGTAAGGAATTTCCTTAGCATTCAAAGTAAGAACAGCAGCGCTAGAAGTAGCTACTACACGAGCACCTTTGTGATTGTTAATCTTCTTTACAAAAGCGTCAATCAAATCTTTCGGAGCAGTAGTCTTAGCGATTACTTCATAAGTATGAGTAAACTGACCCGGAGCTTCGTGAATGTCATTATAAACAAGACGCAAAACATAACGGTGACCAATTTCCGGAGTAACATTAGTAGCTGTGATAACAATCTTATCTTCAGCTTTAGCTACGAACGGAGTGATAACCATAGAAGGGCAAGAACCTTTCTGAATAGGCATAGAATACTTAATCACAGCCTTAGTGGTCTTCGTACCTTTTTCGTTATATACGTCTTCTGTACCCTGGCAAACACCAACATAAATAGCATTAGCAGCAGCAGCATTAGCAGCTGTTGTCAACAGTTTTTTGTTTTCATCAAACAAAGCAATGGCACCATCAGCTAAAGAATCTACATTAGAGAACGAAGCCGGAGCTGTCTTAGCAATGAGTACCGTATTTACCTTTTGTAGCATATTATTTTAATTTTATTAGTTAAACAAAGCGCTTAGTTTAACTGGTTTAGTCTTCTACTTTCCATGTTTCAGATTTCCGCGTAAACTAAACTATTCCATCGTATTTGTCTCATTAATATACGATTGATATCTTGGATTAGCCTGGTTTTCCAAGTATAACTCCGCTGCTAGCTTCACAATTTCTGAATGAGTTGATACTGGCATATCTGTATACTCATCAAAAGGAGCATCAGTCAGGCTAATCTTTTTAGGAGTCCTCAAGTATGTGAGGATATAATTCTTTATATTGTAATTACCATCAGTATATAAATGGATTTCATTACCTTGATATAATCTCAAAGGTCTTGCTGAAGTACCATGTAATCTATACTCTGATAATGTATTTTGTCTTTGTCTATCAAAATTCTCAATAGTAGCTTCTAACACATCTGTGTGTTTAGTCCTAGGTTGACCATTTGGCCCCTTAGGCCAACAATTATTATTACTATAGATTACTGCGGTTTCACCTAAAGTAAACATATAATCTGTTGGTAATGTAACTACTTGTTCTTCTGGGAATGTTGTAAACTGATATGTCTTATTGGTTACAAGTGTACGAAGATCATCAATTCTTTTCTGATCTTGTTCAAATGCTGTACGCTTGTAATTAATACCTGAGTATCTAGTTTTAATAAACTTATCTAAACCAGCCATTAACCAATATTCAATATCTGCTGTAACTGGTTTCTCAATATTATTATCAAGCAAACCTATTTCGGTTTCAAATGCAGTTTGTAATTCAATGAACTTCATAATTATTCTCTATTACTTTGGTTAGATGGTTTAGTTTGTAATCTGTATTTACCTTCTGTAATAAACATATTAACAGCAAGGTCAACTATTTCACTATGAACAGATTCAGGTAATTCACATTTTGAAGCACCAGTTGTAGTATTAAATCTTAATGGTTTTCTATAGTAAGTAAGAATAACACCACTTAGAGTAGTGTAAGCATCTACTACTACTTCCATATACATATACTTAGTAGTTGGATCAGATATTAAAGCTACTGCTGGTTGTCTTACAATTGGAGTATTATAAGCAGTCTTCATAAACTTTGGTAGATCTCTATATTTTACTAATTGATTATCTACTTTAGTTTCAGTAGTGTATTGCTTATAAGTACCTTTTACTTTACTTACTGAATGCACATATAAGAAATATTCATCAGTAGTAGAATAAGGTAATCTATATCTAGCTATACCGTTTGATGTAGAACCGCTTTGTGTGAGTTCTCTTTCAACCAATAAACTTTTAATAGAATCTGTATTTCTAGTTTGAGTATTGGTTTCAACTTCCATTTGATCATCACCTACATAGTTCATCATTACATAGCGATCCTGTGCTTCATTGAGTATAGAAAAAATCAAATCTGAATTTGGTTTATTTTCTATAGTGAGATCTGGACTAATAAGTTGGAGTCTACGCTCAAACTCCATTTGCATTTCTTTGCTACTCATATTATTCTGCTAATTGTGCCACATACTGTGGATGTGATTGAACTCTTGGTGATTCAACATTTTCTAATGCCATATCAGCAGCTAACTTAACTACTTCATATTGCATATACTCTGGTATTTCATCTAATGTAGATGTAATATCCTGATTATTAATCTTACGAGGATATGCTAAGTAAGTTAAGTCGATAGTATAGGGACCTGTCATAAGATCCCTATCCACGAACACTATCAACTTGTTATCTTCTAATATAGCAACAGGCTCTTCTATCCAAGGTTTATTATTATAAGTTTCTAAGAACCTTAAAGCATTCTCATGACTTATCAATTTAACATTGGCTAGTTTACTACCAAAATGTAAAGTGCCTTGTATGAAGTACATACGCTTATCTTGTGTATCACTACCGTACTTAATAGTTGATTTAAAATCATTAAGCGTTAATCTGTTATTAGTAGTTTCACTAAGCAAAGTTAACCCTTTGTCTGTTCTTACTAGACCTTCTAAATCTGCTACACGTTTAGTATTACCTTCAAAAGAAGTTTGTATAGTATTATTACCAGTAAACTTAGTAGCTATTTTACTTAGATAAGCAGTATATAACCAATAATCTATTTCTTCTGGTAAGAAAGAAGGACATCCAGACATGCCTATATTAACAGCATTCTTGTCAGCTTCTACTTTAAATGCAATATGTGCTTCTGCTATTGTCATATTTACTTGGATTCTATTTCTTGCATGATAGCTAATCTAATATCCTGATTTTTCTTATCATCAAGCATTAGTACAGCTTCATCCATACTACGTCCAATTACATCAGTGCCATAGTAATATAAGTTCTTATTCTTACGAATAATATTCTTGCTAATAGCTGCTTCAATCAAGTATTGAGTTTCTTTATTCTGGTTGTTGACCCAAAGTAAGAGATACTTCTGAGGATCTGCTTCAATTAACTCATTAAGCTTACTTTCTACTAATTCACTAGAAATAGAATCAGATTTGATACCATAAAGTCTAAGACATTTACGCATTTCTTCAAGTGACATCTTAGTAAAGTTAGCGTAAGCTTCACGTTTAACTTTAAATTTCTTATTATTTTCTTCAGCTTCTGCTTCAGAATTAATCAATACGAAATCATTACTTGGTTTGATGTTAGCTGTTCCGCAGGCTACTCTTTTATGATTTTTAAGAAACAAATATGCAAGTTCATCTTCAGGTCTTTCTGTGTGTAAGTAATAATCTTTATTACCAACCTTGATAGCATAAGTAGTCCAGAAAGAACTATAAGGAGCTAAATGACCTTCAGGATAACCGATAGCTTTCTCTAATCTACGAGCATCTTCCTCTGTTAAACCTGTATACTTGTTACCTGATCTTGTCCAATATGACGCGATGTATTCAGAACAATTTTTAAACTTTGCAATCCCAGACCAGGGATTAATTCTAATAAATCTTAACGTTGCTTCCATATATTTATATAAATATAGATTTTAAACCTGTTAATAAAAATATAGGGGCTATTACGCCCCTATAAATCTTTATCCTATTTTATCGGCGTATTTGTATATACACTGAATTATGCTTCAGCATCCATGATCAGTTCACCACAACCACGCGGATCTCTTACCATAATACCCATTTCACCTAAGAAGTGAACTGTGTAACCATCCTTTGCATTAGAACGCAAAGTATTGATAGATTTAGCAGGACCTGCAGGAGAGATAGAACCACCAGTATACCACTGCATGAATTCACGACCTTTACGTACTACCTTAACAATGTTTGCTTCACCATCACGACGGCTAACATCCAAGAAAGTAAAACGATAAGATTCCAGCGGTTTACCAGAAATCGGATGCAACAGACGGTTGTCTGTAGTATTATCATACAGCGGGAAGTGTTTCAGTGTCAACTCAATACCATTAGTCATCTTGTAAGTTACAAACTGACCACCAAGTGTTAATTCCTGACCACTACCACTTACGAACTTAGTATCGATCAAGTTCATTGTAGCTGCTTTCTGTTTCAATACACGGTCAAATTCACGAATACCCATTTCACCAGTAAGTGCAACGAATTTACGTTCATTAGTACCAAGTACATTATAAGACAAATCGAACAAGAAGTCTTCCAGCAATTCAGCTGTCAACTCAGTATAATAACGTCTGTTAGACGGAGCGATCTGTTCCAAAAGACCAGCAGGCAAATAAACCGGACGACCGTTAGTACCTTTCAGAGAGAAAGTACCATCCTGGTTACGATTAGACTTAGAGTAAACCATCATCTTTTCGCAACGTTTACGCCATTCACGCAATGCTGTCCATTCCTGATAATCAGACCACAAATAAGATTTCTTACCTGTTTTAGGATCCTTCAGTGCAATCCACAGAACAGTTGCATAAGCAGTACCAGTAATATCATAGCTCAAACGAGTTGTGAACAGGTAGTTACGCATCTTGAACTGAGTATTGTAGTTCAGGATATCTGCTTCTTCACTATATTCTTCGTAAGCAGAACCCAGACGTGACAGTTCACGACCAGCCAACAGATACTTACCAGGAATATAAGAATTAGACTGACCATCTGCAATAAACATAGTATAGCACCACAGGTTACCGTCCTGGATAGGAGCACCAGAAATACGTAACTGATATTCCTTGTCATCAAGTACTACAATAGCACCTGGACCAAACCATTTGTCTTCTACCCAAATCTGGATAGGTGTGTTACCAATACCTGCCATAATAGTGTCAGCATTAGCGGCAGTAATTTCTGTACCCTGCCATTTAGCAGAGCGAATTGTTACAGCTCTATCGGTATCGATTTCTACGTACCATTCATACGTACTCTGGTCAATGGTCATTACATTACCAAGACCACCCGTAATAGCATCAATAGATGTGCCATAAGCACCATCTTTAGCAGCAAAAACGTAAGATACGATACGTTCTACTTCATAAGGTCTTGATAACATTGCTTCTGAAATCTTATTTTCGTCAATAAGATCTGAAAACCATCTACTTTTACCGATTTGCAAATTATTCAGAATTCCGTTATCCATAAATTAATTTATATTTTTATATATTATTTAAACTACGTGCTGCGATACTCCAGATAGAGTTTGGTGAACTAGTGTGAACTTTCTTTGAGTTTTTTGAACTACCCGTGTTTTTTAAGCTTTGTTTAAGTGTTTTTATAGCAGAGCTAGTTCCAATTTTTTTAGCAGTATCTAGCAAAGTGTCACCCTTCATAGTAAAATAGGCTGACTCAATTAAATTTTTGACGCTCTTAGAATAGTCCTTTTGATATTGAGTAAGACCATCAGCGTCAGCTTTAAAGATGTAATTTAGTAAAGCTTTCTTATCTTTTTCAGGAATAGCTATACCGCGTATATCTTTTAAAGATTTAATGTTGGTGACAACGTCATCTACAAATCTTTGTTGGCGCTCTACTCTCTGTTCATTTTCCTTTTTCTGTTGCGCTAATAGCTGTTCCTTTCTCTCTTCAGCTATATCCTTCATAGCTTCCAATGCGTCTTCAGCTTCGTCTTCAAGGATACCCGCATCTTCGTACTTTTCGATTTTACGAGCAATTTGCTTCTCGTTAAACCCTTTAGCAGCAAGTAATTCTCTTACAATTCTCTTTTGATTTTCTTCGATAGTGGTATCAAAAGTTTCATAATCAATTGCAGGGGCAGCTTTAAAATAATCTTCAAGCTTACCACCATTGCGTACGAATTCGTCTAACTGAGCAACTTCTTCACTAGCATATTCTGGTGTAGAATTCTCCTCAATCATCTCTCTAAAATATTCACAGAGCTCTTCTACTGTAGAAGGTTTATCTTCTCCTTCTTCTACTTCAAGACCCATTTCTTCTGCTACAGCATCAAAGAATGCAGTTACTTGAATACCTTCGTTATCCAATTCTTCTCCTTCAGTAGGAGTATCTACTACACTATCTTCTTTCTCTTTAGTATCTACTACTTTATCATCTTTAGCAGGTTCCTCAGTAGGATCTTCTACTACTGGTTCTTCTATTTCTTTTTCTTCCTTTTCTGGAGTCTTAACAGCATCATTTCCAAATACGTCTTTTACAGAAGGAGCTTTATGCTGTCTCTGCAAACGTGCAATCTCTTCATCACTAATCTCTCCCTGTTCTTCACGTAGATTTCCTGTTACTAAAGGATTATTATCTATAGTATTAGATGAAAATACATCTGCTACTGCTTCCCAACCTAATAGTTGATTACTATTGTTATCCATAATTATTATTAATTAGATTTATTATTTTGTTTTTCTCTTAAAAATTCTGCTCCACCTAGACCTATTGTAGGAAGTAACCATTCCATTGGTACTAGTCTATTAAGTCTATCTATATATCTCTGTTTGTCAATATACAAATCGTATTGATTTCTAACAGCACCGTTAGCTTTACCACTTCTAAAGTAATCTAGAATCATATTCTCATCTACAGGATCACTCCATTTACTAATTTTATTAGAATCTTTCAAAGCTCTCTTGAGAGTCAACATATGACTTTTAGATTCTGTAGGATTAAGCAAATATCTCTTATTCTTAGCTGCTGAATGAAATCCAGCATCCCTTAGTTCTTTAGTAGTATAAGTGTTATCTGGATCTGCTAAATACCTAAGATAAGGATTTGTAATATAATCTACACCAGGTTCTGCTTCATACTTTATTGAACCAGCTATACCATCTGCTATATGTCCTAATTCATGATTTGCAGTACCGGGCATATAAGTAGATGGGTCAAGTACTATACTATAATCATCAACATTACTAGATGTAAATCCATCTTGAATGTTTTTCATGTTAGCCTTGCCATATATATTATCACCCATCGAGCCATAAGATACATAATCTTTCCTACCAGTTATTTCTTTATAAGCAATATCGGAATAAGCCTTTTCGTAATTAGTATTATAAGCCTTATCAATCTCTCGTACTAACTTACGAGTATCCTCATCAGGGTATAGTGCTTGATCAACGCTTCTTAATATCTCATTACTATACTGATTCTTATTAACTGCTTCACGATACCAAGTATCCTGCAACATGGCTGCTTGTGCTTCTATATCTTTTGGAGGTTTAGCTGGATTGTAGTTTCTCTCTCCAGAAGGAGTACGTTTAGCTTTAATAGGTTTAGTAATAGTGGGTGTGAATGGTTCTGCATATGAAGAAGTAGCATATTCATCAGTACCCTCAATTAATCTTCCTACTTTGGATTTAAACTTTTTTAATGTTTTACCAACACCCCAAGGAATGATATTAAGAGCAGCATCCACAGCAGCACCTGTATAGTCTCCATTACTTAGGTCTTCAACAAAGTTAATTGCGTCCTTTACATAACCCGCAGGAGTTATATAAGCTTCAGGTTGAACTGTAGAAGCTTTACCTGATATCTGTTGTTGCCTCTTATAATACTCTGGAGTACCTGGAGTAAGACCTAACTCTTTTGGTGGCATTATCTTCTTACCACCATCTTCGTACGCAGGAATTGAATCAAATTGTGATTTAATGTCAAGATAGGTAGTATCAGGATTTTGAGCTTTAATACTGTCGTATATTTGTTTCTTCTCTTTAAAAGATAAATCTGACCATTTCATCATTTAATTCCCATTAGTCTGTTAGCCCATCTTTCTGTATAGAAATGATAATAATCTTCACATTCATGAAATGCACAGTGCAGTAAAGAAGGTAAGCCAACTACTATCAGATATAAGGGACCTAATCGTTTTGATTGTTTTGTGTGTCCCAATTCATGATACAAATGCTTAGGATTATTAACGATAATATACTTACCAAGGGTAATACCACCAGCCATTTGAGGACTGAGCTTACACTTAATACCATTCCCACAAACTTCTTTAGTACATATTTCATGACCTTTATATATTTTATATAAGGCTAGCCCCAGTAGATTCTGGGGCAATTGCCAAATATATAGTAAAACTTCTTTCATATTACTTACCTGTTTTACCAGTTTTACCACCTTTCTTGCTTCCACCTTTCTTACATGCCATAATTAGTTCCTCCTATTTTTTAGTTTTAGATTCATATTCCTTTTCTGTTATTTTAACAAATGTCACTCCAATCTTGTTGCATCTACCATTTTTATATTTGAAAGCATATCGTATAGAGCCTTTATCAATTTTTAATTGTCTTGAAGCGTCGTGATAAGCATAAAAATATTTACATTCACCGTTATCAAAAATTGCTTTTATAAATATATTATTTTTTTTATTTTTATAATCTTTATAACGTTCTACAGTTTTTATTCTTATCTTATCTATTGTTTTCTTTTTCTTTTCTTCAGACATAACGTCGTATCCAAAATATTGCTTTGTAATATCCCATCTATTTTTCATTTTAACCGATTGTTTAGGTCTTTTACTACCTAAATTTTTTAATCTGATTTTTTCAATAGTCTCTTTAGATATTTTTCTATTTAAAGCTTTTTGTCTAATTTTTTCTTTGGTTTCTTCAGATAAATGTTTTCCTGCATATTTTGCTTCAGGGTCAATATTATATCCGAACTCTCTATTATATGATTTGTAATAATCTAAATAGTATTGTTCAAAAATTAGACATTCATCTGGTTCACATTCTTCTAAAAATTGAAATTGTAAGACCTCCTTGTATTTATTATATGCAGATTGAAGATAGATGTTACAATGCGTATTTTTCTTAAGATTTCTTAAATGCTCTTTTAATCTTCTTTCTACATTAATTGAACTTCCAATATATCTTTTATTATTTATTGGATTATATATTTGATAGACACCTGACATATTTATTTCTTCTTAGATTTTGCTGCTTCTGCGTTTGTCTTATTTTTAAGAGCTGTTTTGGCTTTCAGTTTTTCTCTTTCCATTGCAGCTTTATCTTTAAGAATCTGCAACTTCTTAGCTTCCTCAAGTTTCTGCTTTTCTAATGCTATCTTTTCTCTTTCAATAGTAGCTTTAAGCTTTTCAGCTTTATCTGACTGTTCAATCTTCTTAGCTTCTATCTGTTTCTTATTCTCAGCTTCACGAGCTTTATTAGCTTGTTCAATCTGTTTAGACATAATATCAGAGTAAAGACGTTGCTGTTCAATTGCTTGATTACCAATCTCAATAGGATCTGGTATACCATTGCCATCTTGATCCATACTTTCAGAACCACGATAAGCATTCAATTGAGCAACAGTAATCTTAGTAGCATTGTCCTGATCAATCTTGTATTTCTCAAGGTCAAGTTCTGCTTCTTTAAGCATAAGTTCTTGTTCCTTAACTTGATTCTGCATTTGGACAAGTTGCTGCTGTTGCATTGCTTCTTGTTCTTGCATAGCTTGCTGCTGAGATATTCTTTGATTTTCAAGTTCTTGTAACTTATTCTTTAACATTGATAGATTATCCATCATATACATTTCAGCAGCATCTACAAGACTTGCACCATTCTGCATAGCTGGTTGTATCAATGCTCTTAACTGCTCAATTGCTTGAGATTCTTTAGTAGAATCCGTTACAAAAATATCAAAGTCTTCATATGGGAAATTATCTGATACTGAGACAAATGCTCTAGTAGTGTCATCAAATATATAATTGAGATAATGTTTATCACTATCTTTCCATGCAGCTTTTGCAGCATTTAATAACATTAATAAAGCTTGTTTCTTTACTTGGTTATGCATCCAGAATAAAGGTTCAGTAATATGAGCAGATTGTATTACAGATCTTTCTACATTACCTACTAATTCTGTACTAGAGATAGCACCTTGTCTTTGAGGAGTTACCCCAGACAACTCTGAAGCCATAGCTTCAATCTTATCAAGTAACTGTATATACTGAGCTATGACGTTACCCATAGTAAGATCCCAAGTAGAGAATCCATTCCAACTTGATGGTCTACCACCTTCTCTACCAGGTATATCCCAACCTTCATCATATGGGTTAATAAATGCAACACCTAGTGCACTTAAGTAATGTAACCATTTTGAAGTATCTATACCTAATCCTTTAGGTATCTGTGTAACATCTACTACAGGTACTTTACCTTTATCTCTAGCCATAGCTAGTTCTAATCGATAGAATGTAGTAATATATAAATACTGTAATGGTTTCATTATACTAACTAATGATTTTGGTACACTGTTAGTATTACTATAGACTACCCCAGTATATGGTAATCTCTGCGAATTAAGATTGTTACTAGTAATATACTGATATTCTATAGGTTGAATACCAAAGTAAATGTCATCATCTGCTCTATATCCTTCCCATACTTCTACAATCCAATCCCATTCTACTGTTTCGGTTTCGAGTGGTTTATAATATTCGTCTACTACAATTTCTTCAGGTAAACCTGTTTCAGGGTTGATAGTTGTTAAGAAACCTATTTTCTTAAAAGATTTCCAACATACATGATAAACTACCACATCTTCAGCATCACCATAAGGATTATGATCAGGTAACTTACTATAAATCTTAGTATCTATATGGTTCCAATCGTCAACCATATTCTTATCACCTAACCAATTCTTACCACTCTTACCATACTGATCGAATTTCTCTAGTAACTTATTGAGTTGTTTTTCATCCATTTTATCATAAAACTCATCATATACCTGAGTATATGACATAATCATTTTATTACAACACATAGGTGCTTCATGAATGAATTCTATGCCATCACAATCATCATACCAGAAACCTTTTGGGTTAACCCTATTTAAACAAGGTTCTCCATTCCTAATGCCTACATAAAGAACTTCTTCCCCAGCAATAAGTGCATCTTTCCATGTCTTTACAAACTCATGGTCTATATTCAAAGAGTTCTTCAAATAGTTTAAACTGTGATAAGCAGTTAATTCGGCAACATCCTTATAATCCTTAGTAAGGTATTCCTGTATTTGTTCTGGAGTCTGTATTTCCCCAGATTGTAAGGCTTCTTCATATCTTGCTTGTCCTTCAGGGCTCATCTTAGCCATGATTGCTGCTTGTACATAATCTAAAAGCATTTGCTTAGCTTTTTCTTGCATTTCACTTGCAGCAGCATCGCTAGTACGGCATACCTTAAAATTGAAAGGTCGTTTAGTTTCTTCACCAATAAGTAAATCAATCTTAGGTCTGATAATGTTATAATCCTGTGCCATTGCTGGGAAACCATCATCTTGGTTAAAAGGGTTAGTAACATACTTCAAATCCTTTTCACTATAGACACTATTATATAGATCATAATAAGTCTGCATTTCTTCTTCTGAAGGTACTGTATCAGAATTAGTTATTTGTGATTGACCTATAATGTAATCCACACAACATTCCCGCCATTCGTCAGTCTTCTTGTTATAAGGTATTTTCTGTATAGGAAAGCTATTTACTGTGCGTTCCATATTTAAAATGAAAATGTTAATATATTTGAATCAAATAATTTATTTGTAGAATCAGAAGTGTCTTGTTCAAACCATTTATCTGTAAATATAGGTAAATCAAACAATCTTTGGTTCCTCTCTACTTCTTGTTTTTGCTTTACTTGAGACGTATACAATTGTTCCCTGTATATCATTAACTGAATCATTGCCATTACCCTATCGAAGTTACCTTTATCATTATACATTATTAATTCCTGTAGTAATGGTTCTGATAGTATAGACTCAAGTCTCATATGACCGGGTTCTGTTTCTTCCTCTAGCCATTCTTTAATCTTACCCTCACCCCAAAGCTTTATCTCTTTATTCATATGACAACCTTTACGTCTATTTACTTTGGAATCTCTTACTATATCTTTGATAATATCTGGTTGATCAGCTAATAAGTAATCACAGTGCTTATTATTAAAGTAAGCGAATATACCAGTGTTTTGGTTTTCTACCATAGCCCTAGCATTATAATACATTAATAGTTTACGTACATTATCATAGAATTCTTCTGCTGTTTTTGGTCTACCAGTATATTCTGCTACCAATATGTCACTATAAGATTCAAAGTTCTGTATACGCTTGTATATAAATATAGAACCTAATGAGTTAGTACCGGATTGATCTTGATCATATGGGTCTAAACCTGCTATATATAAGCCTATGGGAGGATCAGGGCAAGGGTGTTCCCATATTACTATAGAACCTGTAGGATCTGCCATCTTTGGTAGAGGATACTCTGTAATATCACCTGTCTTTTTAATTACCCATTTAGGTACACCTTGTTCCCATACTAAATCACCAACTTGCTTGTGATTTTGTAATTTACGATTAGTTCTTATCCTAGCTAATTGTTTTTGTAATTCTCGTTTAGGGAATATATTACCAGATAGTTCAGTAAAGGCTTCAGCGGGTGTTTCTGCATGTTCTGCAGTATACCTGTCTACTTGTTGAGAGTCTTTAGCACTCTTTAATTCTTTAGCTCTTAGGTTAAGTATATATGCCCTAGCTTTATCGTGAAGAGTATTACCATCGTCATCCATATATATACGATTACCATTTGAATCACGTATATCTAGGTTAGTATGTTGAGGTACAAAGAAACCACATTTCTTACCACCAACTGCACCTTCATCCCATATGTTATCAAAACCAATACAGTTAAATGCTTCAGGGTCGTAAAAGGCTTCCCTTAAACCTGCTACATTATCACCCTCGTCACCACCTGTACCAAACAAAAGCATTAGACCAAAGGCAACACCATCTTGTTCTACTGATGGTCTAGCAATTTCCCATGCAGCTTTTAATTCTTTGAATGAACCACCTTCTTCCCACACAATTAATTTAGCAGCTTTACCACGAACAGCATTTGGATTATCTTTAACAGATACACCCATTATTTCAGATTTGTAACCCATTTCTACTTTGTTACCAAATTCATCAGTAACAAGCATAGATGCCCTTTTACGCATAGCTGTATTAGCTACTTGCCTTTTCTTACCCCATGCAGTATTAGCATCAATGAAATCCATATAATCCCAAGCTTTGGTTAAGTTACCATCTTCAGTAAGATATTGCTTATTTGATGCATATACATAAGACTTTGAATTAGGGATAAGAAAGAAGTTCCGACACAACATAGAAGCAGTTTTATACGAATAACCTTTACGTCTTGCTTTCGTGAGTACCATATGTTTACCTTGATTCTCTGCTTCCTCTACAGCTTGAAAGAAGTAATAGTCATAATCATAGAAATCAGGGAATGCAGCTTGTCTAATCTTCTTAGTTTCGCCATTAACCGTAGTATAAACAAGTCTTTGAATAGGACAATAGTTTAAATAGAAATAGTTATACCCAGTAATGTAATCACCATCCTCTGCAGTATAACCATTAACACATCTATCTACTTCTTGGTCCCAGAAATTGTAATATTCAGTAGTAGCTTTCGGGTAAGCACAATAAGACCCCGACGCTAAATAAGTCAACGCCGGGGTTCTAAACTTGTCACTATTCTTGATTTTCTTACTGAAATCAATCATATTATTAATGATTAAACAATTTCTTTATACTTCTCCAAATTCTCTTATAGAGAGGCATTGTAGTTTGTTTCAATTTTTCTACTGCTGCCTTCTCTGCAGCTTCCTGCTCCATTAGAGCAACTTCTATATCTTTAAGGACTTCATAGTCATATGCAGGTCCCATATTAACAATCGTATCATACTGATTGTATTTAACTTTAACTGATTTTGCCTTACTAGTAGTTTTAGTAGCTTTCTTTTCCTTAGTCATAGTTATTATATTTTGTGCGTTTAACGCGTAGTTAGTTTATTTTGTTTCAAAATGTATTACTTACCGTACAGCTTGCCTATTTGATAGTTCATATGGGTTAACTTCTGCACCACCACGAATCCTATTATTAGCTAATTCTTCTGATCTTACTGCGGACTCTAATGCATCTAAAGATTTAATAGTATTACCAAGTTTTTCCATACCTGCTAGGATTAATTGAACTTTCTTATCATCAAGTTCATCTTGTAGTGACTCTGCATAATATCTAGATACACTATCTAATTTCAACCTAGCATTCTTAAGTAAGCCTAAGATAAGAGTTTCATTGAAATTAATGTAAGCTTGTTCTGCTTCTATTACCTCTACTGGTAATTTATAGTTAGCATCATCAAAGAGCTCTTTCTTAAGTCTTGGTTCTATGTCTTCAGGAGACATACTTTTTACATAAGGACTATCATATTTATTCTTTAGTACAATATAAGTAATGTATTTAGTAGCCATTTCTTTATCTGCCTTATCGGCATCCCATACCTTTTTAAAGGCTGGGATACCTAGGGCATCATTGTGTATAACTACTTTTCCTGCAAGAATATCAAATAGTTTCATTAGTTCGGACAACAATCACAACAAATTTTTTCACAATTACCGCAATCACGTACTTTCTGATAATTGTGTCTCATTTCTTTTAATTCAATTAATCTGTTGATAGCGGAAGCACAAGGTACAATTACAATCTCAGGAGCTTTATCTTTTTCTGTAGTATAAGCTTTGAACAACAAACTAGGTTCAGTAATTTCGTATTTCTTACCTTCATAAAACAATTCCCCAGCTTCAGGTAAAATATAGTAATAATCAATTATATCATATTTTTCAACATTATCTTGAATATTTTCAAGAGAACCATCTTTACTACTTAACAAATTGTTATATCTTAAATTGTAAATCATATTAATCAAATTTTATATACCTTAATTTATAGTGTCTATTTAAAGCATCAACAGCTTCTTGTTTAGTGTAAAACATATTTACATACTCTGGATTACGATCATAATTATTTATTATCTCCTTCAGCTGCTCCGCTATCTCGTCCTGATTCTTGTGTCTCATTTTCTATTGTATTATCTGATGAACCAAAACCATTTTCTCCTCTATCACTTTCAACTAATTCTTCAGCTAGAGTAGGTTCAATAGTAGGATAAGGCATAATAATTAACTGTGCAATCTTTTCACCTGGTTGATAGATAGTAGGCAATGCATCAGTAGTAAGTTTAAACTTACACATGATTTCACCTCTGTAACCAGCATCTACTACACCTACACAATTGCACAATGATAAGGATCTCTGAGATACAGATGATCTCATAAAGATGAAACCTACATATCCTTCAGGAATCTCTACTGCTAAATCAGTATGATATACTAGTACCATCTTACCACTCTTATCAAATTCCTGAGTAAACCTAGTAGCGGTTAGATCTAATCCAGCATCATTCGGATTAGCATAAGTAGGTAATACTGCATCTTGTGCTAATTTCTTAAACTTTACTTCCATGTTATTTTCTTACTATATTATTTCCTAATATTGTTTCTGTCATCTGCGCTGCTAAATTAGCAACATAATCTTCAGCAAATTGACTACGATTCGTGTCCTGTAGTATCTGTTTCAGATACAGTAGAATCACTTGTTGATTCAATAGTATCTGATCCAGTTTCTCTTCTATGTTTGTTTCTTTCATATTCAATTTCCTCTACAGCATTCTTGAGAAAGTTTATTAGTTCTCGTCTAAGCAAGTTAGATCTTAATACTGGATCACCTTTGTATTGCGCTTCTAATGTATATACAAATCTACCATCTCTATCTTTATTCTCTTCTGCTTTATCATCATAATTAAAGATTTCTCTATAATAGATCTTGATATTGTCAAGAGAACATTTCTTAATAGCTTTGTTGATTTGCTTATCAGTGAACATATACTTTTGTTCTTTACTAGAGATAGCGTCACAATCAGCTTTGATAATCTCATTATAGGCATCCATTACTTCCCAAAAGTCGTCTATTAATTTCTGCTTACGAGCTGCTTCAGGAGCAATATCTCCTTCACCGTGTTTACTTATCCAAAGTAAAGCAATAGCATTCCAGGCTACTTGTGCTAGATGCCTACATCCTGTTTCTTCATCAAAGATTTCATTCTCTGCAGCATACAAGTGTCTAAGTAATGCACCTTTATATCTTTCATAACCGTTTTCTAGATTCTGCCAAGTATTATCATTATACTTCTTAGCACCCTCTGTATATACTCTGGCTATGTCTTCAAGACAATCTAATGGCATTAATTCCCATCTTGTTTTATCGTCTTTACGATCGTTCTTCATATCCATCTGGTTTAGGCATTTTTTGTATTCGTATTGCATCTATTTCAGTCTTATTCTCTAGTATAGCTTTACATATCCTGTGATAACCATCACATATTCTACCATAACTATCTAGTATAATTGGATATTTAGTATCTGCTTTTTGTATTCGTAAAGAATGAAATATAAAATCATCTAAACATCCAACATCCCAAGGTAAGTGTGATAGATCTATGCCAACTAGAGGTAATTTAAATACAGGATATTTCTGTTCTTTACAGTAGGTAATAAGTGTTGATGCATTCCATATTTTACCCTCACATATATATCTATTCTCTGTAATCCCAGAGTCTTCAAATATTACTCTTGGGTTCTTGTCTTTCTTTGCTAGCATATTTCTTTTTTAGTTTTATTTTAAAAAGATATCCAAACATAATAGATTTTGTATCATCATTACTTGCAATTATATTAGAAGCAAATTTAAAAGGATGATTACATATTACTTCTATTACTTGATATGGTATGTTATATTTATTAGCTAATTGAGTATATATGCTAGTTCTTTTTTGAGAAGTCATATACTACTTTGTATTCTTTATTCTGGAGTAAATCATCAAAGGTTGATGATGTATCAATAGAACCTGGTCTAATAGTATTAACAATTATCTTTAAAGTATCAAGTGCTGTGTTATCAGCATATACTTTAATGCTTTGTAACTTCTTTGCTTCTTGTTTAGAATAATCTACTATAGGTTCTAACGCTAACGTATTCTCCTCACTTAAAGGGTTAGCCAGAGTAATAGGATAATATAAAATTGTTTCTGTCTTTATTATTATTCCTCTATTGTAGTCTAGTTTCTTACCAAGAAGTTTATTAAACCACATTTTAATCTTAGAATAATCTTGCCACAGGATTATAGTACCTGGCTTAAATGTTATTATTTCCATGTATTCTAATTATGATGGTTACTTGAACTCTGTCTCCGATGATCTCTGGTATTAGAGCTTTATTAACACTTAATTCATCTTCGGCGGGACCTGCAATTAGAATTCCTTTTTCTTTGAAAGCTTTAATGTACCGACTTAGATTGTCCTTAGTAATACCTAATGTTTGAATTATATGCTTTCTATTCTGTCTATTAGCTATATTCTTATGTTCATTAGGTAGTTTATTATAATTAATGTCTAATCTAATTAACTCAGCCATTAATTCTAGTTCCCTGTCCGTAAGCCGAAGTATACCATTAAGTGATGTTAAGAACTCTGTAATAAGATCATCCTTATTTACAGTCTTAACTAATTTATTCATTGTCTTTCTTATCTACATCTAAGATCTGCTGAATAGCATTAATAAGTTTCAACAGATTTTGGTTTACTGTTTCAGATTCTAATTTCAAACAAGGTTGAATCTTACCTTCTTCAAAATCCTTTCTTACTTTATCCAGATTACCTTCATATTTGGTTTTGCAATCATTGATAAAAGCTTCCAATGCAATCAACTTCAGTTCAGCAATAGTAGGTAATGTTTCTTCTTCTACTTCAGCAACTTCTGAACCATACGGTTCCAAATTGCCACCTTTTACTAATGCGTCAACATATTCTTCGTTAATAGACATAAAACGAGAATTAGTACCTTTCTTTGTAGTTTTAGTGTCTTCCATTACAAATTCTCTATCATCAGAGTCGAAATTAAAGATATCACCAATCTTTGCACAACCAAAAGGTTTAATTACTTTATAAGCTACGTTCATATTATTTACTTATTTGTTTAACCATTAATTCTACCCACTTGTTAATATCAAACTTTGTATCACCTTCCTTAATCACTGTATCGCCGTCTGTAGTATACTGCTTTGGTTGATTCATGATAATATATGCATTCATTAAATCTTGTAAAGATACTGTTATTTTGTAAGCATTTGTTTTAGATGGGGAATGCATATCTTTAGGTATGAACAAATTGTATTGACCATTAGGTAGTTTTTCTATCCATTCTGATAGACCACTCATGTTAATGAGGTTATCTATCAAGCTATTATTTTCAATGTTCATGATTATATAACGCGTATGATTTATTTTTGTTGTAATTTTTATGCAATAAAAAAGCCCCTAATTTCTTAGGAGCTAATTTATAAAAATGAAAAAAGCCTATTTGTTTTTACTAATGAAAGCTACCACATTGTATGGATTTACTAATTGACTATCTTTAAAGAGATCAAAATGTGCAGCAGCTTTAGAAGGGTACGCTACAATATCACCTACTTCAGGATGATTCTCTTTATCTTGCCATTCATAATTTGAAGGGATTGCTAATACTACACCCTTTCTAAAGGTAGTAGGTACTTTCTTTACTTCTGTTTTAGTATCATACTTGTCAATACCATCTACATCTTTCTTACCAGTTGGTATTGGTTCTGAGATCTCTTTCTCAATATATTCTTCAGGTAACGGTTTAACTAAAATGTCCCGAGTAAACGAATACTCTACTTTTTCTATAACCTGATCCAGTAATATATTATCTTTATTCTCTGCCATAATCCTTATTTTTGCTGTTAAAACGCGTTATAATGCAAATTGTTCCTTTTAAAAGTTACTATATTTCAGTATATTTCCTCCAGTACAGCAGATATTTAGTGCTAACTGTGGACAGTGTTCCCTATCTTCAAATGCACAATTATCGCAACTACCATTATTTTGTGGGTGTATTATGTATTCTATACCGTCAATAGTAACAAAACCTTTTAAGATAGCTTCTTTAGCTTCTGGTTCTCCCATATTAGTCATAATATTCAAATTCATCATCTGAGTATAAGTCCTCAAACTCATCATAAAAATAGAAATCTTCCATATACTATTACTTTAGATATTAGTAGTATAATCCAGAGTAAGGAGTAATGGTTGATATTACTTACTATCTCTATATATACTCTCCTATCTCTCTACTCTAGACATAGAGAGTAACGAATTATATACTAATTTTGTTCTATTTCTATTAAATATTTGTGCAAGATTTCACCCTTATTATCTCCTTTATTAGCATATTTTACTACTTTATACTTAGCATTTCTACCAATAACAGGCCAATATTCTGTTGTATAATACTCTTCTATTACTTCTTTTTCTCTATTTGATTTACAATTTTTTAACATCTTTTAACTATATTTAACTATTATACAAAACTCATACTATCATGAGTACCATTTGTGTTCTTACAAAAGAGTTCACAGCCTGTCATATATTCTGATACAAGCTCCCCTGGTGTATCTGTTTCTTCTATATAAATCTCTAAGATATCACCATTTTCATATACTTTTTGATATGTTTTATAGCTCCAATCTCCTACTTTATTATCTTTTACTTTGGTAAACCCATGCTGTTCTAACCACTCTGAGCGTGTCATTTTAACATTATTTAATTATTTTTAACATATAGCTTCTAACGTACATATAAAATTTTTGTTAAAAATATGTAAAAAATAAAAATTCGAGCGGGGAGTTTAAGAGAGCAAGGAGAAATTTGAGAGAGCGGGAAGTAGTATATAATTGCCCTCCCCCTATCATAAGTGAAAGGAAAGTCCCCCGGGGGTTCTCAATGCATCAAGCTGTGTTTTGGGCTTGTTATTTGCTTTAATAATGCATCAAATTGGTTAACTTATTTGTTTATTGTGATTATTAACGTTTCAGCCACAGCGGAAGGCGGTTGTGGTGTAGTACTACTACTGAAGGGTAGATAGCCGAGAAGAAAGATGAAGTGCGCAATTATGGAGTTGGAAGCAAAACAAGCAAGTAATGGTAACTGGTATGTGAACATCACAGCACAGCCAGAGAACGATCCATTTGCTGAAGAGTTACACTACCGTATGTGGTGTAGTGAAGCGTTAGCTGAGAAGCTAACAGCTAATAGACCAGCGTCTATCGAACTGAGACGTGTGAGCGTCAAGGTTGAGCAGTTCCAACGGGTTGATGATGACGGTACAATCAAGCCACAAGTGTTCAACAACTTGTCTGTAGTGGTACGTCAGTTCCAGAATGCAGATGTAGATGACCCAACAGTCATGGCTGAGAAGCTGCGTTTATCTCTGTTGAAGGACGGTAAGATCTGTGATGTCCAGACAGATGCCTTTGACGGCGCTACTGGTGACATTCCTGAGTGAGAGTAAGGGCTTCGGCCCTTTCTCTTTTACTGTTGTTTTCTACGGCATGCATCAAGTCCTTTTCCCTCTTAGCAGATTGTGAGGAGTATATGGTAACGACGCATATTTCTCATCATAACTATATTTTATTTATATTCTTATAGACTACCTGGTTTACTTTTGATTATTAATCAATAAAATTATATATTATGATAGCAGTGGTAAGATGCTATAAGCACACAACTCCGTTAGTTGTTGAAGTATTTGAAAAGTGTGATGAACAAGCTCAGAAAGATGCTGTTGAATTAGCAGCTATCTTGAGTAGAAAGAACAATTGTGAATATAAAGTTCTGATTGATCTTTCTTGTACTGAAGTTGTTAATGATCGTGAACCATTTCAGAAATGAGAAATAGGCACAAAGCCTATTTTCTTTCTTATAATGCACCAAGTTAATTACCCTTTTAGCATATTGTGCGAGATATAGTATACTTATAGGCGTATGAGAGTATGAGGATTGAATGATCCTCACCCTTCATCTTTTTCACCTTTTTCTCTTATTACTCTTTACGCCTATATATAATATATAGCGTATCATAGACAATTAAACAATTAAACAACTAAATTATCAAAATTATGAAATGTGACATTTTAGCTCATGAATTTAACACAGCTGAAAACGGTAATAAATACTGTAAGCTGGAAGTACGTCAATCTGGTGACGAATTCGGTAGAACATTCAATTATGTAATGTTTATTACTGATGCAATGGAAGCAGCTTTAGAAGCTAAGTTTCCGAAGTTTATCTACCTACAAGAGGTACGTGTAAAGACACCTAAACCTTTTTATAGAGTTTGGGAGACTGATGGACCCGGTCATGCTCAAGGTGAGTTTGTTACTCGACCTAACAGAGAAGATCCTGATAATCCTATAATGATTGTATTTGAGGATATCAAAGTTATTATTAGAACTATGCCTGATGGTTCACCCGCAAGAGGTGAAGATGCGCAGAAATTAGCTGAGTCAAGCTATTATAGAGGTATTAGTATGAATACTATTGTACCTATAGATGCGTATGATGATGGTGATACTGATAACAATATTGGTGCTACAAATACAGGAGCTGATCCATTTGCTGGGGCATCTACAGCTGGTGATGGTGATATACCTGAAACCGCTACAGATCCAGCAGAACAGCCTACGCAACAACCCGCTGGTAGACCGACTGGTAGACCTGGCGTAACAATTAGACGTTAATAATCATGAGAATGGCTGGTCTTAGTGATCAGCTGTTCTTTTTTTCAATTTACAAACGATAATCTGTATATTGTAATATGAGACAGTTAAATTCATTAGAAGAAAATGCTTTGAAGATTTCAAAATACTCTACAATAGCATTTGTTATATTCTTCTTTTTCTTTATAGGCTTTGTTGCAGAGTCTGTACGCCCTTTATACATATTGGGTGGACTAATACTTATAGTATGGAAATACATAGCATATGTTGCTATAAAAGATCTATTACATATTAATTAGTCATGAGTAAGAAGAAATATCATAAACAAAATTGCAATAGCTCAGTACGTGCTGTTGTACATTTAGGTAATGAAATTATTTCATTAGTAGGGACACATGCCTTTGAATGGTCTATTGTAAAACAGACTAAGAATAAGGTAAACATTCTCACATTCTCTAATAGAGAAATGGCTATTAAGGATTTTGAAAAATACAAGAACTTAGAGCATGAGAGCGGAAAGAGGTAGTTTAATTCAGCAACTAATAGGTAGAAAAATAACTATTATAAGCTGTAATTTAGTCGGTACAGTTATATATGTAGAGATTGCTAAACAGAGTAGATCTGTAAATATACCATTAAGGGTTAAAAGACTTGATAAATTGTCCTATAAGAGCATTACAGAAGATAAAGAGATATCTCTTAGTCTTACAGGCTTATTAAAGGATGTCAGGTTACATGCCTTAATATAACTTTTATTGAACTAATTATTCATTAAAAGACATAGTCTTATAGAAAGACAATATCCGAATTAACTTGTTGAATATGTAAATTATAGACTCTATCTCGGATAACATGTGAATGGACTAGAGATTATCTTAACCAGAGTAAGATTTGCTTGACGGCATTATATCATTACTCTGGTTATTTTAAACTAATCAACATGAAAAAGTATCACAGACTACGATTACTCAGTAATCTCATTGAGATAATTGAAATGATATTGTTCATACTATGGGGATTATCAATATTATTTATTGAATCATTCATAGGTCTTCTCATCTATTATGTGGTAGGCATCATACCTATCTTATTTATTTGGCGAAAACATATAGTTAAAAAGCATTTAAAAAAGAAAATATATGCTACTATTTGTATTTTTAACAGGTTGCTTATTGATAGCATATCTGTACTACGTGCTCACAATAAGAGCAAAAAAGAGGAAAAAGCTTTTAAATAGGGTTCATAGAGTATTAAATACGTTATATGCTTCTAAAAACTCTATTGAAAACACAGAAGATCTTTCCGATATACGATTCTATGTTAATAGATTAGGATCTTATATTAATCTAATTGAAGCTGATATATTCGATTCAGAAAGACTTGCAAATTACTATCAAGAGTATATGGAAGCTCTAAAAGAATATGAAAGTATTTCTGCAGTAAAGAGAATAGCATTAGCTCATACTCGATACTGTATTAGTAAATTAGAAGAATACGAGAGAACTCTTAATTGATATAATATGGAAAGGAATAAGAACTTCGCGCATTTTCTGCAACAGATGGGATATATTCCATATGAATTAGATATGAAAGTTCAGAAATTCTTTAATGTCAAAGATCCTGATTTTATTAGTTCATATGGTCCTATAAATATAGAGTTTTTTCCATCTTGGCTAGGGCCAGAGATACCGCTAAATGCGGTAGTAAATAGAAGTAAAAACTTCTGTTATGGATTGCATGAACATGGACACAGTCCTTGTTTAATCTATCCACGACCATATGTGTTATGGACAAATGATCTAAATGAATTAAGAACTACTAAAATATACCCAGATATAATTATGGATCGTATAATCTCTAAATACACGTGTGAAGAGATATACCGTGCCATAACGCAAAATAATATGCTTATTCTCTAATATCCCAGTAATTAGAAGTAAATGTAGTTTAAACACTAATAGTGTAAGGAGAAAACAAGTAAATTTCGTAGATATTATTACTTATAAGAGTTCGAATCTCTTCATTTACTTTTTTAGATCATTTTAAATAATACAATATGATAAGATTAACAACTATTCAGAAGTTACCGTGGACGAAACTATTCTCGGTAGCAAATTTGTTTATACGCTATTTAGGTCTTACTAAGTATGACGCATTTCGATTAGCGTATAGTTGTGTGTGTGGTCATAATATTCTTATTCAAGGGCCACAAAGAACTAATTTCTATTTGTTGCATAATAAACTGTCTAATATCAATTTTCAAGTATATCTTGAACAAGTTGATGGTTTATCTATGCAAATAGATAGAAAATACTATGAACCTGTGAGAATGGGTTTAGAGAGAAAAGGTAAACCAAATCTTTGGGAAAGTAAGCTCAAAGAAGTACTGATTTTTAGAACAATTTAATGTAGATGGAAGTAACATGAAAATAAAACTTTTATTTATACAAGACGGTGAGTGTAATCGAAAACTTCGCCAAGTAAAGTTTATAAAAGAACTATTTGGTTTAGGTTTAAAGGAAGCTAAAGATGCTGTAGATAGTGGAGAATTTATTCCACGTTGTGAATGTAATGCGAGTTTAGTTGAAATGATTCGAAGTAGTAGCCACAATATTAAAGTAGAGACACTTCCTTCTTCTGTAGAAGAAGAAGCGTTTCAGCTAATAGTTTATTCACATTTACAAAATCTGTTTCCTCAAGATAAGTCAAAATATGTACTTATTGCTAAAGAGGAGTATGATGCTTTAACTAAGTATAAAGCATTGTACTTAGATATAGTTGGCACTCTTGGTACTATCGTAAAGCAATTTACGAATTCTTAGTTTATACCTTTTACTCAGTTTATTAATTAATAATTTATCAAAAATGGAAAATCAAAGTTCAGGAGCCTTTAAAGGCTTTGTCGCAGTAATTTTATTGCTGCTTGGAGTATGTGCAGGTATCTGTACATATAAGTACGTGAAGGGAGAAATCCCAAACATTACACAATCCACTACAGAGGAATTTATTGAATCTGAGATGGAAGCAGTGCCTACAGTAGAAGAAGCTATGCAGGAGTGGAACGATCTCAAAGAGTCGTCTCGATGTTATGAGGTCTATAGTAACTTTCCACCTGAAATAATGCAGGCATTGTTCGAGAAATTAGGAACGCAAGAGCCTATAAAGAGGTATGTTCAAGAGTATGAACGTAATAGGGAATACTACATATCTCTACAGATTGCGGAACAATTAAAACATCAAGGACTTAATAATCCTGGAGTAGATGGAAAAAGGATTGAAGGAGTAGAAATAACTACTAAGTTAAAGAAAGAAAAGGAACCTGAGAAGGTACCAATTCCAGCAAAAGCTGCCAAAGATACAATAGTGTATCAATAACAGTTTACAACTTCATTATTTCTTCAGTGGCTGTACTTGCATGTGAATGTAGGTGCAGTCGTCCTCAGAAAATGACAAACCTGTGGGGCGTAAGTAACTAAGTAGTAATACTATAATATCAGTAATGTAGTATTACACTGAAACTGACTGTTACGATCGTGCGGACGTAAAAATCAGGTAGATGATAAGAATTGTACTGACAATACAATTCTGCTGTATCTTAAAACAAGTTTTAATAGTCAAATTTTCCTAAACCAATCCTCGTTATTAGGTAAAATTTCTTTTTGTTTACGTATTGCTACAACAATACACATCTGTTATGTATTTATTTTGCATTGTAGTTGTAGATACAATGCCGTCATCAACAATTTTAATAAAATCAAAAATGAAAGCAACAGTAAACGGGTTAGCAATGATTGTATTGCCTCCCAACATTTCTGTAGAAGAAGCAGAGGTTTTATTCTCTGAAGTACTTAAAAAATTGCGTTCAGAATCTGCTAAGATTTCTGTTATTAACGCTAACAATGAAGCATTTGCAAGTATTTTTAATGCTAATGACTTATTCAAGCCAAGTGAAGCTCGAGTAATACTTGCAGATAATTTATTAGTAAAGTTTGCGCAATTTGTTAACGATCCTATCTCTTTTGCAACGGCGTTTGTCAGTGAGTACTATGGCCCTCGTGATGAAATCAATCATGCTGTAGTAACAGATATTGCCAGTATTGAAGAAGGCTCTGCTGATTGGGCTTTATTCGAGAGAAAGAGATTAACATTTCTTATCTATCAATGTCGTAACATTCTCAATAATCAACGATAATGGGAAAAACGAAGAAAGATAGTAGAGAACAAAAGGCTATGCATAGAAAAGATTCTATGCATA